AACACAAGTACGTGGTGGTACAGGTATCTTTACTGGTAGACCTCCTTATGTGTTCTTATCTAATCAAATTGGTAACACAGGTGTATTATCAGGATTTATTGATGTATCAGGATCAGCTGCGGCGGCTTATGGTTTTACAGCAAATCCAAACCAATACTTTATTCCTTCAACTCCAACATTACCTTCAACATTTGATTTAGCATTAACTGACCCTAACTACAAATTTCCACAAGTTTGGAAAAACAACTTAGCTATTGATCAAAAGTTACCTTGGTTGGGTTTGGTTGCAAGTGTTGAATTACTTTACAACAGAACTTTAAATGCTGTTCATTACTATAACGCTAATTTAAAAGATGCGGTTGGTAAATTAGGTGGAGTTGACCAAAGACCTCTTTATGGTGGTACTGATGCAACTGTAAGAGTAAACAATAACGTTTCAATGGCAGCCGTTCTTACAAATAGAAATGGTGCATTTAATCGTTCTGCAACTTTTAAATTAGAAAAGCCAGTATCTAAAGGTCTTTGGGGTTATGTTGCCTACACTATGGCAAATGCTCAAGATTTCATGGATGCGGGTTCAATCGCAAGTGGTAGTTGGCAATCGGCATTATCAGTTAATGGTAATAACGATTTAGGTTTAACTACTTCATCTTTCTTAGTAAGAAATCGTATTGTAGGTTTATTAGGTTACAGATTAGATTATGGTAAGAAATATGGTGGAGCAACCACATTTACTTTAGGTTATGTAGGATCTCAAAACAATCCGTTCTCTTATATTGTGGCGGGTGACTTAAATGGAGATAGAGTATCAAATAACGATTTGTTATTCGTTCCATTGAAAGGTTCAGATATTCGTTTTGCACCTTTAACTGTTGGTACAACTGTTTATAGTGAGGCACAACAACAAGAAGCTTTCGAATCATTCATCGCACAAGATCCATACCTTTCAACACGTAGAGGTCAATATGCCGAAAGAAATGCATTAGCACTTCCTTTCTTACACAGATTCGACTTTTCAGTTGCACAAGATGTATTTGTAAAAATTAAAGGAAAGAGAAATGCATTTCAAATCAGAGCAGATATTCTTAACTTCGGAAACATGTTGAACAATAAATGGGGAGTTTCTCAAAGAGCGGGTGCACCACAATTGTTAAACTTTGTCAGTAGAGATGCTAACAATGTTCCGACATATAGACTATCAACTCAAAGAGATGGTGTGAATACTTTCTTAGCAAAAGATACATATCAATACAATTCATCCGTATTTGATGTGTGGACAGCACAATTAGGTATTCGTTACACATTCGGAAGATAAAAATTCTATAAATAATTTTTAAGAGGGAGGTTTTAAATCTCCCTCTTTTTTTGTATATTAATGAAACATGGAAAGTGTTATCATAAATTTTTTTGGTGGTCCAGGCATTGGCAAGTCAACACAATCTGCAGGACTTTATACCATTATGAAAAAACATCACTATGATGTTGAGTTGACATATGAGTTTCCAAAAATAGTTGCTTGGGAAGAAAACTTTTCAGCGGTAAAAGATCAATTTTATATAACCGCAAATCAACATAGAAACATTAGTCGTTTGTATGGTAAAGTAAAATACATTATTGTTGATTCACCTATTATTTTGGGTATGGTTTACAAAAACAGATACAATAATCAACCTGAATATCCATCAATGTTCTATGATGAAACCTTTGATGACTTTATTCTTACACTATTTAAGAAGTATAACAGTTTAAATATTTTATTGAAAAGAGATGATACGACTTATGACGAAAACGGAAGATTTCAAAATTTACAGGAATCTAAAGAAATTGATGAAGATGTTAGGAAACGATTATTGGTTAATAGTATACCTTTTGTTGAATTTGGCGTTCACAGTAACACTTCTTTGGATATATTTAATTATATAATCAAAGAACAAATATGAAAAAATTACTATTAATTACAGGTTTATTATTTTTTAGTTTAACATTACTATCTCAGGATACGATTAGAGTTAAAAATAACGTGTTTGAGGTCCTTTATTCACAGAACTTAGAACAACCCTTATGGATTAAATATAGGTCTTCAAATAGACCCACAAACGTTAATAGAGGATCTATGGACTTTTATACTGAAAAAGGTATAAAAACATCTGATGCTGAGGACTACGTAAAAAATATATACGATAAAGGTCATGGGGCACCTGCCGCCACTTTTTCGGATAATATGGAAAATTTAAAACAAACGTTCTCCTATCTAAATTGTATTTTACAAGATCAATATCTTAATAGGGGTGAATGGAGACTTTTAGAAGAACAAGAGAGAAAATGGGATGATAATGAAAATTTAACAATATTAATTACATTACATTTTGATAATCCTGTTAAAAGAATCCCAACAAATGCTGCAATCCCATCGTATTTGGAGAAACATATTTATTTTGAAAAACAGAATAAATGGAAGTGTTTTGTTTTTTTAAATGAAAAACCAAAATATAAATGGGATATGTTAGAAAAAATTTGCAATAGTAAAGAACATAAATAATTTATGACGTTAACAAAGGAATTGGTAAATTTCAATAATAAATTGTACTGGGTGTACAGAAAATTTAAATCGTCTGGTATTAAAGATGGTAAAGTAAACGATGTAAAAGAGTTATGGAATTGTGATCTTGTGGTAAAATCAAGAAGTGATTCAGATGAATTGCTCTTTTTAAGAGAAATACCTGATTTAGAATTGGTAAATTAATTTTCTAATATCTCGAATGCATAATTTGGTATATCTATCTTCGTTTCTTTTAGCCTCTCTTTCGTAAGGATTTGTAGAATAATAGTAGTTGTTCTGATAATTCAAGTACTTTGTTCTCGACTGTAAATAATGAGTATATTCATGTATCACTGTTGAGACTATGTCATAAACAGTTTTACATGAATTTTCATATAGAGTTATTTTATTTCTGTAAAAACAGTAATGACCATAAAAAATGTCATTTTTGTGTTTTTTAGTTTTTTTACTGAGATTTATAACTAATTTAGTTCTTTTTCTGTCGTTTTCACCAAGATAATCTTTACACCACTTCAGGGCGAAATTCATATATTTTTTTTTAAGAGTATAATCTACATAATTTCTACCCATTTTTTGAAGTGTCTGTTTTAATTTTCCTTGTTATTCTTTTTTTGGTATTTGTGACTTCATTTACCTTATCAAAGTTTTTAGAAATATCATTCAGTATTGCTGCGAATTCATAATTTTCAGACTCTTCGTTTTTCTTCCATAAAATATTAACAAAACTTATTAATTCGGTATCAGTAAGTTTGGCTCTAACTTTTACAGAACTTTTAATAAGTTTCAGAACCATGTATTGTACCCCTAACTTTTTTTCTTGGTTTAGAGAAAAATAACTGTCGACACTAACATTTGTAAGAATATTAGATGTTACAGTTTCTAAAAAAGAAATAAAAGATGGGTGATTAGTGTTAACTCTCATGACCTTTTTTTAATAAATACCACCCTAAAAAATTGCGGATTGAATTCCGCCAGAATTATTTTTACTTACCCCACTTACCGTTTTTAACCAATTGTGCAATGATTGAATATACAGATAAATCCTTATATGTATCCTCAACTGCCTCCCCAACGTTATCCTCTTTACCTAAAACAACCAACTGTTTAATTCTTTGAATTTTGTCGTTCATACGGAAAAAAAGACCCATTTGTGATAATTTTCTATCCTCTTCTTTTGAAAGATCTCTCCCTAAAGAAATGTTATCGGGACCGTAATTTGACTGTTTTCTACAAAAAGTCTCATATTGTTCCCTCATAATGCGTTTAAATTCTTTAGTCATTTCGGGATATTGATCTTCAATTTGTTTAATTACGGGGTTCATTTGTTTTTCTTCTGACATATATATTCGTTTTAGTATAAAATAAGAAAATTAATTAACATTCCCAAATATTTATATAAAAATATCTAATAATGGCGTCGAAAAAATATAAAGAAATGGAAGATAACAAATCTGATAATGTTGGATCAGAAAGTCCTAAACACAAACAATTAATACAAATGTTATCTTTTAGAGTTGTACCTGCATATTACAAGGAAATTGAAAAAGTGGCAAACCATAAAAAAATAACAGTTTCTAAATTAATTAGAGGTTACATTAAAGAGGGTATGAAAAGAGACGGAGAAATTAGTGGTAAAGAAGACAAAGAATTTAGAATCGATTAATTATTTATCAAATCTTTTGAAGGAGTTTGTGCTAATTAAATTATAATTTACTCCACCAATAAAACGGTGGAGTTCTTTTTGCCCCGTATAACTCATTGCAGATTTTAAATAATCCTCAAAATTTTTGGTCCAACCCTCAAGAGTATATTCTACTTTATTTTTCCTAACAACTCCCTCAGATGTTGTTAAATTTTCTTTACCCCAAGACTTTTGAACTTCTTTTGTACTCATACCTCTAAATGTCTTAAATAAAGAAAGTTCCGCGTGAAACATTTTTTTAGCATCATCATGATATTGGTTAATTTTTTCACCTTCATCATCTATTGTTTCACCTGCACTTTCTAAACACTTATTCAAAACTGATCCTAACATAACATAATCAGCACCTAAAGCCAATGCCTTAATAATATCGGAAAATTTTTTAAAACCCCCATCGGCGATTATTTCCGTTCTACATTCATTATAAATCCTCAACTGGTTACACTCTTCGATAAGTGACGCCATGGGATACCCAACACCTGTTTGTACAGTTGTTAAACAACCATTTCCGTTTCCGATTCCAATCCTCACCACATCCACACCAATTTTACAGTACTCTTGAAAGGTTTTTGGGTTCGCAACATTTCCAACCATTAAGCACATTGAATATCCATATCTTTTTTTAGCTTCTTTGGCCATATCGTATAGACTTTCCATATGACCATTTGCAACATCGATAAGAGCCATGATTCTACTTCCGTCTTGGACATAGACTTTTTCTTTTAAGAAAATTTGTTCAAAGTCCTGTAGACTATACGAAAGGAAAATATTAGTGTCAACCCAATCTTTTTTTGGATTAGGGATTCTTGGTAAAACCGGCATGATACCCTTTTCTTTGAAAAGGTGAAAATTATTCTGATCTACCACTGTATCCATAGGTGCTGTCATTAATGGTAAATTTCCCCACATATTTCTTGGATTTACCTCACTTCTGGAGTTTATTTTTGACAGAATTGCCGGTTCAATAAGAATATCATCAAAATCAAATAACATATCATAAACTTCTCCCATGTACATTAGTTTTGTACTAAAATATAATAAAAAGAGAGGATAAAAAAAAATTAAAAAACAAAAAGTATTTATATTAATATGGAAAAGAGGATTATTTCTGAAAATACAATAAAAAACGTTTTATCACAAATTTTAAGTGAGGAAACATCAAAAGTTAAAAGAGAGGAATTTAATAGAGTTCAGTTTAAATTAGAAGAATTACAAAATTCTCTTAATGAAACTATGAAGGAACTACGAAAACTTGATGATTCTGTACCAAATGGGTTAAAACCACTTTGTAATGGTAGAATTACAGGTATTTCAAATAATTTATCGAACGCAAACAAACTTATATCACAATTGAAAGAGAAGGTAAGAACCTATAAAAAAAGTTTGCAGTCACAACAAATTGAAGAAAAGAAAAAATAATGGAATTATTAAAACTCTTAGAAGAAATCGATCCAAACCTAAAAAAAGATGATTCGAGTTATAAAAAACTTGTTAAAACTGTTAAATTTCTTGAGGGTAAAAAAAGGGTGTTGTTTATAACAACCTCTAATCGAGGTGAGTGGGCAATGAAAGAACTAAAAGAAGAGCCTAAATCCACTAAATTAGCTAAAGCAATACAATCATATCTTGGAAAATCAAAATGTGTCCTATTTGAAACAATAAAACTACAAATTCATCATTGTGAAGGTAATGTTTCACACTTTGAAGGTAACTCATGCGGCGTTAAAAAGTCGAAATTAAAAGATAAGGATAAAAACCCAACTGGAAATCATAGATGTTGGAGAAGTATTAACAATCCAGACGATGAGTTATGGAAAATAACAAAAGAACTATTTGAATCTGATGCGGTTATATTTTTTGGTTCAATAAGATGGGGTCAAATGAATGCTCAGTACCAAAATCTTATAGAAAGATTAACGTGGTTGGAAAATAGACACACAACTCTTGGGGAATCAAATATTTTGAAGGATATATCTTGTGGTATCGTTGCTACAGGTCAAAATTGGAGAGGTAAAGAGGTAATTGACACCCAAAAACAGGTATTATCTTTTTTTGGGTTTGATGTTAAAGACGAATTATCTTGGAATTGGCAATATACAGACAATCCAAAAGATGAAACTAATGAAAGTTATAAAAAATCAGGTAAAAAATTCAATCAAACGTTTGAATTAGATTGATTATCATCTCCAAACAACAAATGGAACATATTTTTCAATTCTTTATCGGAATTTGACGGATTTTCTTTCAATTCTTGCAAATATACCTTACCCTTTTCAGATAAAAAGAAAATTTCCTCGGTATTGTCATCTTCATAAGAATCGATAAACCCCTTTTTTTTCAATTCAAACAAAACTGATCCGGCTGCAAGTTCTCTGAGTAATTTTTCAAATTCATCTTCAGTGAATATTGAAATATCATCTTCATTTAGTAACCCATCTATATATTTTTGTGTTAAAATATCACATAAATGTTTTCTAACAAATGTTAGATCCACAATCTCATAATCTTTAAAAAAATCCATTTCAGTTAATGTAATTATTATGGTTTCACACTCATCTAAAACAATTTGTTGATATATTTTTGACATATTAGTATTTTATAAAAAATAAACTTAAAATTTTGAAAAACAAAATGTATGTGTTTATTTTTTTGTAAAAAAAATGTATAATTTTAATATGAGTGAAAAAATATTTGTACAAATTGCATCGTATAGGGATCCTGAATTATTACCCACAATCAGAGATTGTATACAAAAAGCAAAAAACCCTGAAAACCTAACTTTTGGTGTGTGTTGGCAAAGAGATGAGACAGAAACAATGAGTGAATTTCACGAGGATCCGAGATTCACAATTTTAGATTATCCTTGGAACGAAAGTAAAGGTCTTTGTTGGGCTCGTAGTGAAATACAAAAATTATGGAAAGGGGAAAAGTATACCTTACAATTAGATTCACATCATAGGTTTCTACAAAATTGGGATGAAGAATTAATTGAAATGATGAGGTTAACAGGATCTGAAAAGCCAATAATAACAACATATGCCGGCATGTACAGACCATCAGATAATACCTTGTTAAATGTGGAACCGTATAAAATGGTTGCATCCAATTTTACACCAAGTGGTACAATTCTTTTCAGACCTCATTCGATACCAAATTGGGAATCTTTAACAAAACCCATACCCGCAAGATTCGTCAGTGGTCACTTCTTTTTTACATATGGGATTCATTGTGAAGAATACAAATATGATCCAAACATTTACTTTGCCGGAGATGAAATAAGTTTATCAATAAGATCATATACACTTGGATATGATTTATTTCACCCTCATAAAACTATTGTTTGGCACGAATATACAAGAGAAGGTAGAACAAAACATTGGACTGATTTTAATCCTGAAAATGTAAATAAGGGTACAGTTGAAAAAGTTTGGTGGGAAATGGACAATGATAGTAAAAGAAGACTTCGTCACATGTTACAAGAAGAAGATAATAATATTGATTTAACTATCTACGGATTAGGGAATGTTAGAACACATAGAGATTATGAATTGTATGCGGGTATAAATTTTAAAAATAGAAGATTACATCCTGATACATTAAAAGGTATTAATCCACCAATAAATGACGAAAGTGATTGGTATAAATTAGTGGAGGAAGAATTTAACTTAACATATAAAATACCCGAAACAAAAGATTTTAAATTTATTTATATTGGTGTAGAGGATATTAAAGGTAACGTTATTTATAGAGAAGACCTTAAAGAATATAAAGAAGAAATAAACATCACATTTAAATCATTTGATAAACCATATAAAATAGTTTATTGGCCAGTTGATTTAAATGGGGAGTGGTTTAATAGAAAAGATACAATGTTATGATTAAAATAGGTGCATTTTACCAATCGGGTTATAAATTAGTTGCTTGTTACATGGCGTTACAACAATTAAGAAAAATTTATCCAAATATACCAGTTGCATTATATGAAGATGGTAGTGATATATTGGAAATTGTTGCAAAAGAATTTAATTGTGACTATAAAAAAACAACAGTACAGGGTATAAACTCAACTCATTCAGGTAGACCTGTTAAAGACTTAAAATCAAATTTGGCATGGTTAGATAGAATATATGAATCATGTGTCACAACGTTAAAAGATGTCGATTGGGTATTACATTATGAAGATGATGTATGGTGTAAAAAAGAAATCACAAAATTTCCTGAATTTGATTTATCGGGTGCAAATGGTCCATTGTACACAAAAGAATTAAGGGAACATCTTTTAAATCGTTTTGGTGAAACATCACAAACAAGAGGTCATTGGAGTCCAGAAGGTACATTAGAAAGTTATCAGGCTTGCGGTGGAACAATTTTCAATAGAGAAAAATTTATAATTGCCTATAATAAATTAAATGAAATAGATTGGGATTTAATTTATAAAATGGATACGAGACCTTGTGAATGGTCTGATGCAAGTTTATCATTTGTTATGCAGTACGCAGGATTTAGTTGTGGAAGGTGGAGTGATTGGAGTCAGTATAATACAAAAAATCTTGGTAATTTTTTTGATAAGACTGGGTGGTCTGTTCCTATGAATGAACAGGAAGATGTTGCATTCATACATTTATATAAACATTTTTACAACTATAAAGATGATGAGTTGGGGATTGCAAAAAATAAAATAGTGTGATTCTTTATGATTATTTAATTGTTGGTTCAGGAATATATGGATCAATATTTGCAAATGAACTAAACAAAATAGGAAAAAAAGTTTTAGTAATTGATAAAAGAAACCACATAGGTGGTAACTGTTACACAGAAAATATAGATGATATTAATGTTCACAAATATGGTCCACATATTTTCCATACATCGGATAAACGTATTTGGGATTATGTGAATAATATTGTTCCATTTAATCATTTTAGTTATAGACCTAAAATCAAATATAAAGACAAGATTTACTCATTGCCCATTAACATGATGTCTTTATATCAAGTATATGGAGTCAAAACACCAAAAGACGCAAATAAAAAACTTAATGAGGTTAGAATTAAAAATGAAAACCCAAGAAATTTAGAAGAATGGGTATTATCTCAAGTTGGACCCGAACTTTATGAAATATTTGTAAAAGGTTATACAACAAAACAATGGGGTAGAGAACCTAAAGAATTACCATCAAGTATAATAAAAAGATTACCAATAAGATTAACATATGATGACAATTATTATTTTGATACTCATCAAGGGATTCCTATTGGTGGGTATACCAAAATATTTGAAAATTTATTAAAAGGGGTTGAGGTTAAATTAGGTGTAAATTATTTTGAAAATAAAGAATACTTTGATAGTATATCACATAAAGTTTTATATACAGGACCAATAGATCAATTTTACAATTACACATTCGGCAAATTAGAATATCGTAGTTTACATTTTGAAACAGAAAGATTGGATATGTCAGATTACCAAGGTATTGCTGGTATGAATTATGGTGATGTTGATATTGAATATACAAGAATCATAGAACATAAACATTTTGAATTTGGTAATCAACCAACAACCATAATAACAAAAGAATATCCTAAGAATAGTGGAGAACAGTATTATCCGGTAAACGATACAATTAATAATAATCGATATAACGATTATAAAAAATTAATGTCGAATGAAACTAAATATATTTTTGGTGGTAGATTAGCTGATTACAAATATTATGATATGCATCAAGTTATTGGGTCTGCATTAAAAAGAGTTAAAGAAGAAATTAAGAACTTTGGGTATTTATAATTTAAACGCCACATAACAGATAAAACTACAAACAACATGGACGGTGATGGTGATGAACAAACTAAAAAAACTAAAAAACAAAAAAAAGAGATTAACATTTTACAAAGATACCTCTCTTTTATTAGCAATGTTCTTTCTCCCATTTGGATACGACGCACTTTTCAAATTAATAATGGATTTGAGTGGTTCATATTGGGTTGCAGATATGATTTTCTACTCAATTTCAGGTTGTTTTTGGTTATCGTATATATTTCTTACGAAATACTTAAATAAAGAAGAAACCTCCGATTAGGAGGTTTTTTTATTTTCTTGTTTTTTAGGTTGTTGTAATCCTTTTTTTAATTCTTCTTTTTTATCACTCTGAGCTTTAGTTGCTTTTTTGTGTTTTTCAAGAATTTTCTTCTTTTCTTCTTCTGATAATTTTAAAAGTGACATATTATATATTTTTAATTTTCATTATATCTAAAGATAAATCTTTTTTTTGTTTTAATAAATTGCATTTTTCATATTCTTCCCTTTCCTCAAATATTTCAATCAATTTGTTCAAAATTTCAATGTATAGTTCTAAATCGTTTTCATATGAAATTATTGTACACGTATTGTTATATTCTTTTAAGATTTCTTCATCTACCGAAATAAAATAGTTATAAACCATTTTCAATTCCTCTTCATCAAAATTTCCAATATGTAGAACTCTTATCGATTGAATTAAAAAATTTACAGACATGCTCATAAAATAAATACTGCTCATATTTTATCAAGTATAATTTTTTCCATCAGTTTAAAACATTCAGAAAATCCGTCACATTCCGCATCTTCTCTTGTTTTTTTTGAATTTTGTGTTGGTCCAAAAACAACCCCGTTATTTAATGATATTGTAAACACCCATTGATCTTTACTATACATTTCTACATAGAGATATACACCATTCTTATCAAAAAAATTATATAACCTTTTAATGTCATAAAATTCTAATGTTGAAATACTTGGCATACCTATGTTTGGAAACATAGTATCTATGAATTTTTTTAATGCATTAGGATACAAATAATCTATAACATACCAATCCATCATATCATTAATTATATAAAAAATATAACAAATTTTACATATAAATCATAGATTTTGTCAATTTTTAACATAATTATGAGTGTTTATAAATGAATATACTAAGGCAAGAATACGACGGTATTAATGGGTTTTTATATGTAGAATTTTCTATAAATGAAGATGAAGACATTTTTTATAGGACTGTGGAATTAGACTATAATGATGTGATTCTATATTCACCAAATATTATAACAAAAAATGATATCGAATTTTTGGAGGAATCTGATGTTGTTGAAATTTTAATTGAATTCTTTAAAGATAACGACTTACCTGGTCAGATATATTTATAGTTTATATGGGATTCTTAGATAAAGATAAAAAACAGAAATTAGAGGATTTTGTAAAATTTGTAAAAAAGGAGCTTGATCTCAAAGACTGCCCAACAGTTTCAATACAAAATAATAGGAATGGTCTCAAAACCACCGCTAATTATGATTACACTAAAGAAAATAAAATTATCAAAGTTTGTGCTAAAAACCGTGCATTAGTTGATGTTATGAGAAGTATTGCACATGAAATGGTACACCATAAACAATTTGAACAGGGTAGATTAAAAGTACAACCACCTGACATTGGTGGTGAGATTGAAGATGAAGCAAACGCCAAAGCGGGACAATTCATCAAGATGTTTGCAAAGGTTGATTCCACAATTTACGATGAATAAGTTATAAATGACAATTTTTTTCCCGTACTATACCAAAAAATAAGGAAAAAATTTATATTTATTATTTATGAAGATAGGTCTTAATAAGAGACAGTATGAGTTAATTACCGAACTTGTAAAAAAGGAAATAGATGAACAAGGTGGAGATACGAACTCAGAACCTAATCCTGGTACATCACAAACTCAATCTGGAGGTACTGGTTACCCTGAAGTTGGGAAATGGGAGAGTGGTGTCACAAGAGGACCTGCGAACCAAATAAAGGTCACAAAATGGTCGGATGTTGTTGGTTCAACTTTAAAACGTAGTAAAGCAAACCAGTTAAAAGAATCCATATTATCGGAACAAATAGCACCATTTTATTCACCAAAATTTGAAAACGGTAAAATAGTTGGTTACGAATATGACCAAGGAGGACCGCTTTCCAATGGAAAACCTAAAGGTTCGGTTGATGTTAGTTCATTATCAAATTCGTTGATAAAAGATCCTAAAAATCCACCAAAAACAATTTCATATCAGGATATGGATCGTTACTATTGGAGTCAACCAAGATTAGGTCCTAAGATTTTCAATGCAAACAAAAAAGAAACTTATTTAGGAAAAAAAAGACCTACCCCTCCAACACCATCATACGAATATTTGAAAAAGAATAATCCGAGTGGAACTATAATGACTCCCGAAAGAAGTAAAAAAATACAATCAAAAAATAGATTTGGAGATTTTATAATTTGGAGTTATGATAGTTTAGTTGATGGATACATGGAAGGATATCAAAGAGATTTAAATCAAAAATTTGAATTTGAGGATGATATGTGGTTACAATCAAATAGAGGGATTACAAAAGATGAGGAAACAAGATATTTTGAAAGAAAAACAAGTACGGGTGAATCTGTTCCGAAAGGATTTGATCCGAAAAAATATCCTGAATATCTTTCTAAAAAAAGTCCATTAGAAAATCGTTTAAAAGTTCTTACAAAAAAAGTACTTTCTCATGGAAAATTGACCGATACTGAAATTAAAGAAGTCGATTTTATTAAAGAAAAATTAATAGATTTAAAAAATGAATATTGGTCACCATTATTCAGTTACGGTATCACACCAGAAGAGAAAAAATTATATGATGAAAGAATAAAAGAAGCTGAGAATCAATATAGGGAAGAATATAAAAATATTTTTGGTAATTATCCTGAAAATAAAGTTGTAGAACCAAATCCAAACGCACCAAAAATAGATAATACAAAAATAATAAAATCAACATATGTTTTAGAAGACCCAAAACAACTTGAATTACTAAAAAATAAAAATGAAACAATAAAAAACATAAATTTTATTTTTGGAAAAGATGACTGGTATAAAGATGTTGGAATGTTTGGTCAAGCTTTCGATGAGTGGTGGGACAAATACGGCACAATTGCACAAATCATCGGTAACGTTGCAATAGTTGTTGCCAGTGGTGGTATTGCAGGATTCATAGAGGGTGCAGCAATTGGGGCAGCAAGAATTGTCGGTATACAACTTTTAAGAAGTGGTACCGTTAGAGCTATGACACCATATGTTGCAGACGCACTTTTCAACTCTACAGTAGGAACATACCAAATGAGTAGAAATGATAAAATCGGTGCACTTATTTCATTAATGTGTACTGTAATACCATTTGTTTCATACGCAAAAAATGTTGGGAAAATTTCAGTTAAAGAATCCGAAGGACTATTAAAATTATTAAATACTGTAGATTTTGGGGATGCTGAAAGTATGAGAAAAGCCGTTGCATCAATGTCTGACACACAAAGATATGTTTTTAGAAATGCAATGTCATTATCTAAAGAAGGTATCAAAGCCAATCATGATATTTTATTAAAAATTGCCGCAGAAGGGTTTAAAAAATCAGGTGTTGAAGTTGCAAAGGCACCATTTAGAATATGGGCAAAACCAATATTTAAGGTTTTTGCATTTGAAGGGGGTCCTCCAACATTGGTTAACTTTATAGATGCGTTTGCCAATTTGTTTCCAAATATGGGTATCACCTTTACACCTATTGAAATGACCGAAATAAAAAATTTCTTAAAGGAAGAGTTAAAAAATTTAACGGTACCGCAAGTTATACATATTACAAATGAACTATCAAAACCAGAAAAGGTTAAAAATATTAAAAATGTTGAAGATTTAAAGTCTGAAACAGTAAAACAAATATTAATAGCAAAAGAAATGAATAATCAAGACTTGATAGAACACGCAAAAACACTTGGTTTACCAGAGGATTTCTATATTAATTTGAAAAAATATGAAAACGTGAGTATAGTTGATATTATGAGAAAAAAAAGAGAACAAGAATCCATAAAAAATAATACCGAACCGGTTAAATCTCCAAACGAGAAGAATTAAATATTTATATGTAGTATTATGAAAAATAAATTATTATTAGAAATAGAAAGACAAAAAAAATTGATGGGTATTAATGAACGCACATCAATTTTAAAAGAATCAGGACCAGGTAACCCTTATGGGTGGGGTGGAGTCTTATTAAAAAAACTATTAAGTTCTTCTGAACCCGCACTTACTCGTATTAAATCAAGATTTGAAGATGCGTATAATGGTTTAAGAACAAAATCAAGTTTTGATAAATTAGAACAAAAGGGTGTTAGAACGTTTAATGAATTAGTGGATGACACAAAAAAAGTTAATACGGGTGCCGCAGTAAAAGGATCTGATGATGAATACATTGCATTTGCAAAAGACTTTATTTTAAAAATATTTAAGGAATCAAAATATCAAGACATAAGAGAAACAGTTTTAGAACAATATAAAAATATTTTTGCACCAAATACTCGAAAAGCGTTAGATGATTTAGAGGCTTTAGCTGAGGCAGGAGAAAAAGAGGCGTTTGAAACTGCAAGATTACAAGCCGAAAGAGGTGGATTTTTTGATCCTGTAATATTAAATTATTTAGAAACAAAGCTTCCAAAAACAAAAAGAGATATTTTTATAGATCCTAAAAATAGTCAAATTCAAGATGATGCCTTCAGAAATTATTTACAAAGGTTAGATCCAGAAGATCAAAAACATGTAAATATGATGATACAACATGCAAAAAACGGTGATTATGAAGCGTTTTTTGCTCAAAAAAATTCATTGAGTCAGCCTTTGGATCCTGAAATGTTGAGATTTATTGAGAGAAATTTCAAAATTGATGTTTCTAATGACAATTTTTTTAGTCTTCTGATGACATATTTCTTTAAAAATGATTTATTACTAAGTAGTACGGTTGGAGCTTTGTATAAAAAAATTGCTGGAAATTCAAAAACTAAATTAGATGAAATTAAAATTCAATTCAGAAATATAATAGATGAGATATCTGATGATATTGAAAAGGGTAATAATATAGATTTAGAAAAATTAAATAAACTAAATAAATTATCAAGAGAAATATCTGAATTTAATAGATCTCAAATAAAAGAATTTTGGGATGGAACTAAAAATGTGATGCCGACACCATTCTTAAAAAAATTAGAAAATCCTGATGGAAATTTTGATGAAAATATATTCATGGAATGGATAAAATTTTATGAAAGTGCCTCTGGTGCAGGTAAACAAATGTTATTACCCCCAAAAGTGGTTTCAAAAATAGATGCATTCATAAGATTTTGGAGAGGAAGAGGATCAGAAAATATCAAGGAGGTGGAAAGTTCTGTACGAATTAAAAATAGATTCATGAGACTCGGTATGTGGGCAAGAAGTGGTACTTTTAGACTTAGTAAAGAAATTGATGCAAATGATAAATTTTATGGTGGACAACCTGGATGGTTACTATCATCTACAAAATACAGAGGATATCAACTTGGTGAATTAGTTATGTCAACATTGATATATGCACCTTTAGCAATTGGTTTTTTAGAATCAATGCTTGGTTTACTTGACAGGAAATTGACAAGTATTGACATACCATTTGTAGACGATGAGGCTTGGTTTGGCGGAGAAGAGGTTGAGTTTCTTGACAACCCGTGGCCATTTATAAGAACAATATGGAACGATTATATGTTTAAAAATTTTAAATTTAATCGTAAAGATATTATGACAAGTTTATCAAAAGGTTTATCACCCGGATTATATGCCATTCTTACAAATTTAGAAAAGGGTGGGACACCTGAAATGACAAAAGAAAATTTAATGATCGCAATTAAGGAAGCTAAAGTTGACACAACCGAAGCTAATAGAATTTTAATGGAAAAGGTACCAAATTATCAACAACTTGCCGATGACACAACAACATTTAAAGGATACGACGGAAACATCGATAGTCTATTGAATCATGTATTAACCAGATAAAACAAAAAAAGTTACAAATTTTATGATAAAAGAACAATCAACAGAAGAAAAAAAATACACCACTGAAGAGTTTAGAAAAATTCTATATGATTCAACTAAACATGCTGTTTCTATTCCTGTTGGTAAGGAAAAAAAATATTACTCATTTAAAAAATTAGAAGATGGTAAGAATGAATCACAAAAAGAAGCGTTATATCAAGCTTGGGGTAAATTGTTTTTTTCATCAATTGAAAAATTACCGGATTATCCAAAAATGAGTGGTATTAAAGACATATACAAAATTGCCAAAGGAAGTGTTAAAAATGATGAAATGAGAAACATGTCTGAACAAGACTTTTTCTTAACATACGCATGTGATCTTTCTTTTGTTAAAAACACAAACTATTGTGTACAACCACAAAGAGATATTGAAGAATATTATGGTGATTATGAAAATGATCAAATCGGGATGGTAAGTATTTTAGAAAAATCTATAAGTTTAGAAGATCCCACTGATGTTGTAAAATTGGAAATAGAAAAAGATAAAGACACAATTCTTGTATTAGAATTAACAAAAAGAACAGACGTACTAAATGTTTTTACATATTTGCAAGGAGTAAAGGTACCCACATCTATAGGTACCGTAAAATTCAAATGTCCTGAACCTGATGAAAATGGTACAGTTTATTGTGATTTTACTTTAAAAATAACACATCCAAAATATACCGGAACATACGAATTTAAGTCCTTAATACCTGATGGTGAATACGATGATGAAAGTGATTCTGAAGAAGATCAAGTTATACAAGTAGACAATAAACCGAACCCAAAACCTACAGAAGTTCCAAAACCCAAAGAAGAACCAACTCCACCAAAACCGCAAAAAACACAAAATTATTGCTCTCTTGCATCTTTAGAAAAATCCAAATGGAAAATAGGATGTGAAAACGATATAATTGGGTTATTAAATAAAAAGTTTCTTAGTGGAAGACATGGTAATTCATTAACTCAGGAATTAATTGACGAATTAAAAAATTTAGATTGGATTTCAAGTGGTGACGGAATTACTAAAGATGAATATAATGTAATAAGATCCAAAGTTCCTGATTTGAAAAAATTGGAAGAAAATAAAAAAATAAAAAAAATAATTAAGGAATCTGTAAGAAGAAATTTAAAAGATATTTATTATAGATCTTAATTGGTTTGGTCGCCGTTAAGTGATAATATGAAAAAACGAAAGGAGGTATTCTAATCTCGGCAAAGGGGTCCTAAAGACCTCTTTGTTCGTTATATAGTTTATTATTTTATATTTTATTATTATATTCAATTATGTCGTTTCCTTGTCCCACATGTAAAAATCCTTTAGGATTAACTTTAGAATTTATAATGAAAAACCCAATATGTGTATGTCCTCACTGTCAAACAAGTTTTAATTTCACCGTTAATGAAGATATTTTTAAAACCTACAAAGAAACAATGTCTGAGATAGAAAAGATAAAAGGGCAATATAAGGGTATGGTTAAGTTTTCCTAATAGATTTATTGAAGTATTTATAGTTAATAAAACAAACTAAATTCAAATTTTATGCCAGGAATTGCAGATCAATTTGCGGGTCTTCCAATTGAAGATCTAATTGTTTCACCTATTGTCGGTATGGCTAAAGGTCAAGCAAAATTAAACGAAGTTACTTGGAGATATATCTCAGAGGTTGCTTTCGAAAAAGATAAGGATGGTAAAACAAGTGCTCGTTCATTGGACGTAGAAATGAACAGGGTAGTAACTGACGGTGCAACAGGTGAACAAACTATACAGAAATTGTATAATAAAGTTCCTATGTTACCATTAGTTCCATTACCTTCTTTAGCCATTACATCCGCCGATATTGGTTTCACAATGGAGGTTAAAACATCTGAAACCGCAAAGGAAAGTTCAGATAGTGAGACTTCATATTCAGCATCAGCATCAGCAAGTTGGTGGGGAATGAAATTTTCTGCAACCGTTGCTGGAAAGGTTGCCACACACAAAGAGAATACAAGAAGTACAGATAACTCAGCAAAATATGAGGTAAAAGTACATGCTGAACAATTACCCGCAACTGAAGGTATGTTGAAATTATCAGATTATTTAACTCAAATGTTAGAACCATCTTTAATTCCACTTACGGCAGACCCAAGTAAATAATGTTTGATTTTGTGAATGATTTATGTTATATTTTAATATAAATCATAATTATGGCAAGATTAAATATAGAAGAACTTGTTGGTGGACTTTTGGAGGCTGCCATGGTCGCTCAGGGTATAAGTGAAAGACAGCATATAAATGCCATTAGAAACTATTTCAATCAAGATGGTACACCTAAATTTCATACCTTCATTATTGGAGATAAGAGTTTAGATGTACCTCTTTATATTTTGGCGGATCACTCTTCCATAGGATTAGACGAGTTAGATATTGAATTTGAGGCCAGATTAATATTTGGTGAGGATGAGACAAATGTTTCAGACCTAAAAAGGTCGTTATTGGGTTTATTCAAAAAACAAGGGTACGAACACAACATCAAAGGTATAGAAGTTGATTCTGGTAAAAATACTGATAGGTCTGGTATGTCCAGAATTAAAGTAAAATTCAAAGCAGATGAAAAACCTGAAGCAGTGAGTAGGTTAGTTGATGCGTATATTCAGAATATGTCAGACCCAAACATAAACAAATCAAGTGATTAAAATAAAAAAACCCATCAATTGATGGGTTTAATTTTTGGTGGAGGTGAAGGGAGTCGAACCCTTGTCCGAACCGCCATATCATAAATGGACTACACGTTTATTCAGTTAGTTCTCAACTGACAAATAGAGGGTTCTTATTTTTCCATCAGAACTCACAACTGTGGTCGGTTCCTATTAAATAGGATTGAACCGAAAACAACTCCCTGACACTCTTTTGGTGGTATCACACCGTAGGGACTTCTGTTCCAAGGTTATGTGTCCATCGACCCGTTAGTGGGGACCTAATTAGGCAGCCACTTTAGAAGTTGCAAGAAGACCTGATACTTCCATGTTGTTGTAAACGTTGCCGTTTAATTTTTATCACCATAGATTTAAGTCGTAGATGACATCCGACTACGTGCCCATTTACCATATCAACGCCCGTCAAATCCAAGCACCCCCAATATAGTACAAATATAGAAAAAAAAGGGTTAAAAACCTAATTTTAACCCACAATACTATAAATTTAAATGATTATTTAGATTTTTTCGCTGATTTTTTTGCAGTTGCTTTTTTAGCGGTTTTTTTAACTTTTGCAACTACTTCCACAATAGGTTTTTCAACCACATCAGGAATATTGTTACCATTTTTATCGCTAAGTTTACCACTCTTAATTAAAAGAAATGCCACACCTGCTAATACTGCTAAAATTAATAAAACTGTACCCATAGTTTGAAGTTTTTATATAAATAAATACTTCTTTAATTTAGAAAATCATCTACGAGGTCAGTGGAAGAAGATTACCATATTTTGCCTCAAAAAATAGTTTATTCTTTTCCCATTGTTTATTTACCATCCCGATTGACTTATGAACAACCATAATTTTGGTGGTTACTCCGATTTTAACTTGTTTTATAAAATTAGAAACACAAAACGGTATGTCATAAAAATGAAAACCAACAAATTCTTCATCAAATTTTTCTTTTATTCTTTTTTTGTGAACTGCGAAAAATAGTCCGTCTATACAAACCACATTTTTTAAAAATTCGTTGTATGGTCCTGAATAATTATTCCTATGAATTTTACCTTCATGTTCATGTTTTACTTGTCCATACATAGATTTTCTATCTGTCCACCACATACCATTAATTAAATTATTGGTACCCGCTATTCCTATTATCCCATGATCGGGATTGGTCTCAAATAATCTAACAATTTTTTTTGTGACATTTGTAGTTTCAATAATTAGATCATCATGCATGAAAACAACAATATCATTCGTTGATTCATCTAACCCTTTATTATACAAGTATGGTAATGAAAATTCATTTTGATTTTCATATACTATTATTTCAGTTTTTGGATGTGAAAACATTTTAGAAACATGTTCTAAATATTTGTCATCTATTTGCCTTGTTGATATAACAACACTAACAGGATTAATAATCGACATAAGAAGAAATTATATTACCATCATATTCATTTAATTCAATGATGATTGGTTTATTGGTTGGTTTGTATCTTTCAGTGCATGTAGAAGCATTCACATATAATGTTTCACCTATTTGTGCTGCACCATATGCCCCATGTATATGTCCAAAAATATGAACAGGTGGATTTAAATGTTCCACGCGAAACCTTAGTAATTCACAACCAACTTGTAGATTGTTTGGTGTAAAGTCTCTAACTCCATGAGGTGGTCCGTGTGTAATTAAAACATCAGTATCTTCAGGAATGTCCTTCCATTTAACTTCTAACTCCCAACCATTTCTTGGAAGATTAAAAGCCCAATTATAAAATTCAGGTTGCCATGGTGATCCATAAAATTTTATTGGTCTGGAAAATTCAGGTGACTCAATGATAAATTCGGAATCATGTAAATAAACAACATCCGATTGTGATAAGTTTTCTTCATTCAATAAATGATGTAGCCACGGTGCCTCATTATTATGTCTAACACCATTATAATGTTCAAAACCAAAATCGTGATTACCTGCAATAAAAATTTTCGTATCGAAACCTTTTAAATTTTGAAACCAATATATAAACTCCTCAATTTCTTTTTCTTTACCAACATTTGTGCAATCACCAGCATGAATTAAAATATCACCTTCAGGTAATAAGTGTTCCATGGATTTATGAAGACCATGTGTGTCGGATATGCAAACAATTTTCATTATGGAAATATAACAAAATAAATTGAATATTTAAAATATTTCAAAAACTAAATTAAATCTATATTTTGTATCTGAACCATTAAAAAAAGAATGACCACAATCACCAAAACTGTAAATTTTATTTTTTTTCGAATTAATTATTTTATTGTTAGGGTCATCTTTCAAAAAGAAATCATTAAATTTTAATGGATCATTAATCATTTTTTCTAAATTTTCGGTATATGATAAATTTCTTTTATGAAGATCACCACCATTACACTCATAATTAAAAAACATATCATCTTCATTAAAGCAGATTAAATGACGTTTTAATTCACTATCAACATGAAAACTGATGTTTGATTTTGGTGAATATGACATTAACCAAATTCTTCTTATTGAGAATAAAGATCTTAAATATTCAAGAGATAAATTTAATATATTTCGTATTTCATTATTTTTAAAAATGTATAATTTTTCTATTTTTTCAACATATTCTTCATTATTCATCAAATAATTTTCGTCAGCATAAATTAAAAAATTTCTTATTCCATTATCAATGTAATTAGAATCATTTAATGAATCGAAATACTTGTTTAAAATGTCAAAATTTTCATTCTGTATATCCGCAATTATCGTAATATGATCATACATATCCTCTGAGATTACAAGTTTTAATAGTTGACTTTAGAAAGATTATTGTTTCCTTTCTTATCCACAGTCTTTTGAACTGTACCAACCAGTGACGGTCAATTAGATTAACCAATCCTTAAGTCATTAGATACTCTCACAATACTGATTACTCTTTGAGGTTGCCACCCCAACTCATCCTTGCGGGATTAGAGAACTTTCTTGTAATTCACATTGGGTTTGGGACCCTTTGTGGCCGTGAACCCCTCACGACTATGTAGTCACCTGTCTCTAACGACTGACGGACACTTTTCCTTGTTTAATTTTGAGTTTGTTAAACCTTAATTAACAAAGTTAGTTACCGATTTGGAAGGTAGTGGTCCGTCAACCAGCCATGCCATCTTTTGGATGACACGATACTAAACTACCCTCTGAGACATCCCTGCCTCCATACTTTTGGATTCCTTCAAGATAAGAACCTTGGTAGATTCAAATCAAGGATCATAACAGCACCACCTGTACATGAACATACCTTTCGGTTTTAAGATCCCCATTGTATTGAATTTCGCAATTGTGTAGTTGGATAACTACACTTCTTACAATAATTCTATCGAGTTATTCTTATTGGTGTTCCCACCTCAACCAAACGACCGGTATCGCTCGGTCATCTAACCACGTTCCCTACAGTGTTACCCTCAGTACTTAAGGTCAGACGATATCCCGCTTGCCTACTCGAGTTCCCTTTCGGAAACCGCAAACCTAAATAACCAATTCAGATTCACTTTATACCACTTTCATGGTTTATTTTAATCGACCATAGGCGGCCAATATTTTAGATTCAAAGAACTTATCGTTTCCGATTGTTTTACAAATATACAATAACTTTTTACAAAAACAAAATTTTTACTTAACTTTTTTTAAATTTTTTTTGTTTTCTTTTTTTACTTCATATGATCCACCCATATCATGTTGAGTTTCAACAACTTGCGGTGTTTTATATTTTCTCCACTCATCCTTAGAAACATATTTCCAAGTATTACCGACTATTTGAAATGCCTGTTTATCTTCAACGCGAATTATGTTTCCTGTAGTACTATTTTTTATACACTTCATAATTTTAAATTATAGTAATAATATATGATTTTTATTTTAATAAATCAAATTCTAACTAAATGATTTGCAGCATATGTTGACATTGCACCTAATTGTTTATATCTTACTTTATATCCCATACCTTCTACCAAACCTACCGCCTGTCTCAGGACAGAGTTGGATTTGTATTTTGGATCTGGATTCAAATCAATATCAATCCAAGTTGGTTTAGGTAACCCATTATTTTTTAAGAATTCGGCGGTTTCAACAGATTTCCAAACTTCAGTTAAAAGTCTTTTTTGTGTATTATATTCCATTGGACCATTTTCTCTTTTACATAAAACATGAGCACCCTTTCCTGCTGTGTATAATGCAATCACAACACCATAAACAGTTTTATTATTTCTAAAACATTGTGAATCTGATCCTATCAAAATTTCAATATTATTTCTATCTTTTATGTAGTCCTTAATATAATCAATTAAATTATCAATTTTTATTCCATATAATGTTTTAAAGTTTTTCATCGTCTTCATTTAAAATCTGTTTATTTCCTCTCCTTCTTGCCTCTTCAGCTTCTTTATATAATCTAACCCATGTTAGAAAAAAGTCAATAGGAGCCAACACCCAACCTAAAATAATAACCATAATTGCGTCCATCGCAGGTGTGACACCCAAACCTCCCGGCATCATATCTTTTCTATAACGATTACTCAATTGATAAAAACAATAAATTACACAAATAACATAATAAGTAGATAACATAAACTTGATTTTTTTATTTCCAAAATAATGATACGATTATTATAAGTAAAGCCAAAATTAATTGTGTTAAAGTTTTGACTGTAAAGTGTTGGTTAAAATGATACGGATATAATATAGATGCAACAAGAATTCCTGTAACAAAAAATAAAAATCTGTTACTCCACATTTCACCATTAAAAGATTTGACACCATAGTGAGAAGCTGCGATCCACAAAAATGTGCAAACAACAGACAGTAAATATGGAATCGGACTTTTTATCCAATTAGGTGTTTTAAATTGCCAATACATAATATACCAATGACCAAATGATCCAATTGTAAACAATATAAATGATATTATTAAATTATACATTTGATCTTTACTCATAAAAATTTTTATAGTACTCGGTACGGGAGTCGAACCCGTATTTTGTCCGTGAAAGGGACACGTCCTAACCATTAGACGAACTGAGCGATTGTAGGTGGGACTAACCTACTCCAAACTTGTACTTCGTTCATTAAAGTCCTTTGTGGACCCTCACGGGCTCGAACCGTGGACCTAATGATTATGAGTCATTTGCTCTAACCAACTGAGCTAAGGGTCCTATGCGTCCCCTCGAGGTTTCGAACCTCGGACCCTCTCGTTAACAGCGAGATGCTCTACCGCTGAGCTAAGGAGACATCATAAGATTAAACGATAATTTGAATTATCGTTTAAATTAACGATTGTAGTCCCACGTGGAATCGAACCACGAATAACAGATTAGAAATCTGTAGTTATATCCGTTTAACTATGGGACCATTTAACACTATCGTCTTTGAAAGTTTTTATTTAATTGTTATACCTTACGGCTTATTATTCTACTTTCAAGTTTATCAAGTCGTGAATCTAATGTTCTGTATATGTCTTGAACAATATTATCACGCTCTCTATTTTGATATTCATAATCTCTTGACATACATTGACGTATATCTTCAATATCTTTGTTATGTTTTTTTACCCTAACAAAGGCCATTACAGCGACTACCGCAACTGCGATAACCACCACAACGGACATTCCTAAAATAAATGATAGTATATCCATAGTTTATTTCTCCTTTATTTCAAAGAACGATAGTGTTGTGCCTCAGGCGGGAATCGAACCCGCACGAACTTTTTCGGTTCACAGGATTTTAAGTCCTGCGTGTCTACCAGTTCCACCACCAAGGCAATTCATTATTTCAAAGAACAATACAAAAATATAAAAATTTTCTTAAAATAAAAAATGTATTAGATATAATTTTTATCTATAATATCTTGATAAAATAAATCCGCCAAAACTTGATGAGCCGATTCTCCAAAATGATCATCAGGAATTTCACCGTTTGTTTCGTGTTTTATACTTTTACCCCCAAGTTTATTTAAAACATTATAAATGTCTGTAGTATTAATATCATTATAGATTATATTATTTAAAAGCCACGATGATTCACTTCTAACATAATCTTTCAGGTATTTGTAAATTTGATTTTCACAGGACCAAAAAAATATTAAAACATTTTTTGATTTACAAAATTCTCTTAATAATATTTCTTTATTAACATATTCCTTCATCCATGCTGGTTGATCTTTATTAACCATAATTTGCTCAATTGCAAATTTTTCATCTTTAGAAATACTTTCAGGTATTTGATTGGGAAGAACTGAAGTTAGTTTATTATGATGAGCCCATTTCATTCTTTGTAATCCTGTGTAACCATAAAATACAATATCACCACTATTCATTTCACGAGACGATAAACAAAAATTATTGAAAAGTGATTCATTGCAATTTCCTTCATTCTCCAATCCATAGATTGCAGCCCTATTAATATATTCATAATTAATTTTTTCAGAAATTATTTTACCAAATGATTTTGGAATTCTTCCGTTCAAAAAATCATGAATATATTTGTATCTAAATGTATTTTTTAATTCAGGTTTAGAAAAGAATTCAAAATCTTCACTAAAACTATCGCCGAAAACAAAAATTTTTGGCATTATTATTCTCCCCAATGTTTTTTTCTCAATTCATACATATCAATTGGTTCTCTTTTCATGTGTGAACCTTGATTATAGTACGCACCCTTTTTCAAGAATCCACCCAAGAAGTTTCTTCTCATTCTATTTGAATTGTTGGGTTCAGAACCATGTACACAGTGTGAATGTAACAACACACATTGACCTTTTTTCAAAACACCTTCAACTTTTCTAAAATCATGTCCTTCTGGCATCACACAAGGTTTACCTCTTTCATTTCTCCAAAATGTTGGGTTTGTTTTTGTTCTTTCTTCATCTACTTCAATTGGTAATGTTGGTAATCTGTGGGAACCTTCGTAATTCCAAACGGCACCATTTGCGGCGTCGTGATTATCTAATGCTAATGCGGTGTTGATAATCTCATTATGTTTACAACCTGTGTAAAACGCGTTTTGATGCTGATCTCTACCTAATTGACCAGGGGGTTTGAAATATGCCCAGCTTTGCATTCCCATTAATTCACCTTCCATTAAAAACTCACACGCTTCAATTAATTTAGGGTGAGCAAAAAGTTTTTCAAGTTTATCTGATAACTTATGTGGATAAGCAAATGGATCCCACTCTCCCCATGGTTTACCGTCTTCAGTGATTGTACCCATACGTTTTTCTCTAAGACGTTCGAGTTCATCATTTATTTCGTCACATTCTTCTTCTGTTAGTAACTCAAGAATTGTGAAACCTCTATATCTCCAATCAAATGTCATTTGTTGGATTTCTAAGTCAGTAAGGTGTTTAAAAGTCATAAAAATCAATTTATATTGAAAATATAAGAAATATTTATATAAAAAGGAAATTTTATGGAAGATTTAATTACGTTGCAATGGTACATAGAATCTCCGATAGATTTTGAACATAAACAATATGTTTTATTATCATATCTAAAAAAAGTTGATGATTCCTTTATTCAAAAAAAATTATCTCCTCATTTATTGCACATGGAATGTATGATAAAAGAGTTAAATTCATTTAAAGAGGATTATAATAATATAAAAAAAATATTTGACAAACATAGATATGTATATATTTCAGAAAATCCTAAATTGTATGGTGAGGATAACATATATATAGATGAAATACGTGAAATAGTTGAATTTTCTATACCTCAGGTTGAAACACGAATCTCGCTCGGCAAAATAATTTTGGCAAAATACCGGCAACTACTTTACTGAGAGATATTTATTGAAGACAAAAAACAATAAATGAATCTCTCGATTTTTTGATGCCCAAAAAATCCTGAGACACTTAAAACAGGATTTTTATGCAAAAAATTAAATCAATCACTAATTTAATGTTAGACAAAATGGTATTCATGGTGATATACCTTTTTGTGGCGTTCGTGTCATTAGCACTACTTACTCAAATTTATTTTGTTTATTTAGAAGCAACAGGACAAGACGATGTTATTAGGAATTTAGTAAATTCTTTTACGGTAAAGTTTGATGGAAGATTCAAAAATGACCCATCAAATATATATTACGAAGAAGACCAACACGTATGGGTTGAAAGTGTTGAAAACAAAGTTAAAATAGGAAAATTAGCGGGTAATAGAAATTTAGAATTTGGTGTCAAGAATATATTAGAAGAGTACCTTCAAGATAAAGAATATGAACTGTCACCTAACGCACCAAATAAACTAAAAGTAGAAATTGTTTATTTTGACGTTTTAACAACAAAGAAAAACGTATCAGTATTTCACAAAAATGAAGAAGAGGTCGTTATTAGAATGAAGGGTATTCTTTATAAAGATGGTAAAAAAGAAAAAGAAGTCTTAGTAGAAGAATCTTCTTCTGAAATTTCTATGTCAACGTTAATTGTTGATCAAGGAGGTAAGTTTAATCAAACTTCACTTTCTAACGCTTTGAAAAAAACGGCCGATAAACTTGTAACTAAACTATTAACAGATGAAAAAACTAATTAATTTATTTTTATTTTTGTCAATTACTACGACTACTTTTTCTCAATTAAGAGTAAACCAAACTGTAACACCAACTTCTGGATATAGGGTAGGTGACACAATTACTGTAAAATATACAGTTGAAAGAGGGACGACAACACCTCGTTATTTTTGGATGAGATATCAGTATAATAACAAGGCTTTGACTATGGTACCTAATAGTACTTTTTTCAGTCAAGGTTCTTCAACCCAAACATATTTTACTGAATGGGCGAACTACAAATTTACTCCTTCATCAAATGTTCCCGACACTTCATTATATGCACAATATTTGGCAACACCTTGGTCTTACACAATTAATAATGATTGGAATGTGGGTCAATTAACTGTTCAAAGAACAGATGCATCAATAAACGGTGATATTGCAACTCAAAAATTTGTGGTAAAAGATTTGGGTGAATATACTGACATTCATAAAATTGATATGTCGTACGCAATTAACGATGCCTCAGTAAATATATCACCAGTGTATACAGATGTTACCGATTTATCTTTAACAGGCGTTATTGGTAATACTTCTCAGTTTAAAGTTAAAGTTTTATTTCCACAAGGATATACAATTACAGATCACTCAGTTCAATTAATGAGATTAAAGAACGATGGTAGTGGTGATATTGATTGGTCACAACAACCATTACAAACAAGACCACTTGATGCCAGTGGAGAAGCAATTTTTACTTCAGGTGTAAGAGTTGGTGATAGTTTAGGTGTATTCGTTGGTGCCGCTTTTCAAAAATCGTGGATGAATAATGTTATAACAGTAACCGATGCGTATAAAGCATTTTTAGGACATACACAAACAGATATAAGTGGTAATGCTACATATTTTCAATATCCTGTTTTAGAAAAAAGAATTGGAAATATTACACTTAATGATAATAACTTTAATGAAAGTGATGCATATTTTCTTTTTGCTCATGTTATGGGTATAAATGTTTCAACAAGTGCTTTAATACCAACTTCAACTTCAACAAGTGTAAGATGGTATAGTGGTTTATTAAATCAAAGTTGGTTAGATGGAACAACGAGAAATAGAGTATACATCACAACACCAATTCAAACAGTAAATGCTGTATTTGCTTGGGGTGGTGACTTAGATTGGTCACATTCATCGTCAACTTCGGCAATTGCTTCAAGTATATCAAGTGGTGTGTTTACAAATTCTAAAAATGGTTCAACCGAAAGTGGTATACAAACTATGTCAGTTGGTTATCAAGATAAAACTTTGGAGACAGCTAAATTAACAGTTGTATCTAAATTAGAAAATGGTAAAGTTATATTAACAGGTGGATTAACTAAAGAAGGTTTAGCAGGTTTAGAAGTTATTATGAATTATGACTCAACTAAACTTACTTTAGAAAATGTAATATTTGATGCGGGATCAACAATAACAAATTTCTCAACACATGATAATGGTAGATTAACATTTGGTTCTATTGACCAATTGAAGACTGCCAGAATTAAAACAGGAACACCATATAAACTAATCTTTACACCAAAAGTATCATTAGCGAATACTGCGGGATTATTCTATTTCGTTTTAGCCGATGCTGTTGATGCTTTAGGTAACAAAATAGAACTCGTAGTTGAATAATGAGATTATTATTTGTAATTCTATTATCTATAATCACAACTTTTGGGTTTGGGCAGTCGGTAACGGCACCTGAACCCAAATCGTTTGCCATAAACACCATTGGACAGGATGCCAGTGGATTTGTATTAAGTGGATTTAACGCAACTGAAACATTACTTGCTTCAATTAGTTTAATCAATCCACCATCTGGTACTACATTTTATCTTAACACAACAACAGGTTTAACAGCAGCAAGTGGATTTACTTTAAATGGTAATAAAACTCGTTTAGTTGTAACGGGAACAATCGCCAATGTTAATACAGCATTAGCATCTTTGAAAGTAAACACAGGTTCAGTAGTTGGTAATGTTCAATTATCAGTTGCGGCAACTATCAATCCAATTGGATTTTTTTACAACGGAGTTAATGGACACTTTTATAAACCACTAACCGCAACCGCTGATAGAACTACATATACAAACGCAAGAGCAAGGTCTTTATTAAGTACATTCAAAGGACAGTCGGGATATTTGGTAACAATAACCTCCACATCTGAAGAAGAATTTATTAGAGTAAATGTTCCTGCAACGAATGTATGGTTTGCAGCAACGGATGAAGTTGTGGATGGAAGATGGGTAATTGATGCTGGGCCTGAAAAGGGGACAGTAATGAAAACCGCAAATGGACAACTAAACGGAAACATAGTAGGTGTATATAACAACTGGTGTGGTGGTGAACCAAATGGTAGTAATGGTAGTGAAAACTATGCAGTAGCAAAATGGAATGGTGCAGCTTGTTGGAACGATTTATCAAACAATTGGAATAATCCTTATGTAATTGAGTATGGAACATGGACAAATCCTGATGACCAAACATTTACTGAATTTTATTCTAATAGTGTAATACATTCAAATGGAGATGTGTTTAGAGTTCAATATACTTTTAATTTTAACAATCTTACGGCAAGTAGATTCGCATTAAGAACACATTCACAATCTAATAATGTTTGGACACCATTCTCACAAAATTATACATCATTAAATAATATTGGTAGAGTGGATATGAGTTCTTTTTCAGATACAATTAAAGTTGTTGGTGGAATATCCGCAAACATAAATTCTGGTCAAGTCGAATATTCGTATACCAATCCAAATGCAAGTTGGTTAAATGGTGATAGTCGGCTTTTAATTGATATGAGAACATTTGGCAATACAGTTCCATCAACAATATCGCGTGCAAAAATATTAGATACATATGATGGGCCTGTGACATATTTAAGTAGCGATGCTGCGTGGGCACAATATAGAGTTCCATCACCACTTACAAAAGTAACTGATGGAACATCAATATACAATTCGAATATCCGAAATGTAAATGGTTGGAATACTGATTATGCTTTCACATCAACAATAAGTTTTTCAAATCAAATGGTGTATAAACCGCAAATGGTACAATTCCAAAATCCAATAGCAGATACTATAACTTCAATGTTAGATAGAATAGTGACGGTATCGGATGTATATCTTGCTTTTAAAGAATTTGCAGACGGTGGAATATTCGGAAATACAAGTAACTATTTCACTTCAGGTATACAATTTATGAACGCAGATGTAGATGAAAATGGCCAATTTAATGAAGCAGATTGTTTTAAATTATTAAGACATTTATTAGGTCAAGAATCATTATTAACAACAAATAATTTACAATCTTTTATTAAATTGTTACCAAAATCTGATTACGATGCGGTAACAAAAAGTAATTGGATGTCATATCCAAATGCAACTTCAGACAGTTATAGTAACTTGACACTGAGCTCAACTCAGTTGTTAAACGCCTTCACATTGAACGCCTTTTGGAAAGGAGATGTGAATATGTCTCATTCACCATCTCAAACTGTTACGAATGGTGTTGCCAATCAGATAAATTCAATTACTTCTATGTCAAACAGTATATCAAAAAATTCTTCCGAACCAAGTGCTTATGTAATATCTGAAATTATCGGTGATAGTTTGGTTGTCATAGTAAAGTTTAATCCAAATACAAATGATATTGTTGGAACACAATTTAGAATCAATTACGATAACTCAATTTTAAAATATAGTGGAACACAATTTAAAACAGCCGGATCACCGATAAACTTTGGTAATGATAGAGGTGATAATATAAATTTAGGGTCGTTGAATATGAGTGGGGGGATTTTAGATAATACCACAGAATACAAATTATCTTTTAAGTTGAATAAAAAAATAACAAATTCGCTCGGGTTGGTGTCAATCGCAACAAATGAGGCGGTTACCAAAATGGGCGGTAGCATTAAAATTAGAATAGAATGAGAATTGTATTATTATGTTTTTTGATTTTTATATCAGGATGTAGAAAAACAAATTTACCCGAGCCAATTTCTTCTATTGGAAAAGTGGACGTGTTTTCTGTAAAAGAACTCAAGGTATCTAATGGAGATGAATTAAATTTTGATTTAAAGACAGAAGGAATACACACGATGACTCTTTTTGATTCTGTCGGACAACAGGTAATTACAAGAGAAAGAATTGCCGGAAAAATCGGACAAAATACTTTGAATATATATACAAAATCGTTGCCTATTAGATATTTATATTTATCCTTAGAGGATGTTAATAATGTCCAAATAGGTAGAACGTTATTAATATTAAACTAAACAAAAAACAATGAAAAAATTAATTATTACATTAATCGCGGCCGTATTTATTCTCGGATGTAGAAAAACTCCATTCGTTGAACCTCCTCTACCACCAACACCAAACGCTTTAGAAATAACCTCCAAGGTTGGTATAAAATTAGAGACTCCTTTTGTTACATCAGAAGTGGCAATGAACGTAAAAAGTGACGTCGCCCAAACAGTAACTATAAAGATTTTTAATATTGGTAACAAAGTGATTTCTAAAGAAACTGTGAACGTAAAGGTTGGAGACAATATACTTAAAGTATATACCAATGCTTTACCGTCCTCCGCATATAGAATAGGATTATATGATCAAAACGATAAAGAATTAGGAATAACCGATTTTAATAAACTATAAACACAAAAACACAAATTATGTCAGAAGAAGTAGAAAGCACAAATGATGGTACATGGTCAGGATTAAAGAAGACCATTGTCGGAGTAGCCGGTACCGTAGTAACCGCAGGTGGTGTATGGGTCACCACATTATTTGGAGGTGGAGACAAAGAAGCTACTCCAGTACAGCAAGCGGCACCAGTAATTAATATTACAAACTCAAATCAACAGCAACAAGCGGCTGGAGGTGCCGGCGGTAAAACGGTTGTAATCAAAGAAAAAGAAACAATAAAAGAAAAACCCGCACCTGTTAAGAAAAAAGACGGTGATGAGTTTAAAGAAAAACCAGCTGAGTGGTAAAATTTTTATATAATGATGGAAAACAATCAACAACCAACAGGTTTTAAAGAATTATTAAACTCTATGATGAAAAGAAGATGGTTTATCACAGCTATCGTTCTTGGGGGGTTTATGTTAATAATGGGGGGTATTTTCGCAGCTATTATAGGTAAGAATGAGATTGGTGGTGAGTGGAAAGAATTATTACTTCTTTTATTAGGTGCTTTCATCGGTTCCTATGGTAAAATCATTGACTATTGGTTTAGTGATACTGATAAGGATAAGATGTTAGTTCAAAAAATGGACGAAGAGGATGGGGTTTCTCTTTCAAACACAAATGATATGAAAGAAAGTGATAAACCTGTTACACCATTAATACCCGATGCATTTGTTCAAGCTGCAAATCATGCACATGAAATTAATATGATTGAAGTTAATAAACCAAAAGAAACTGTAGTTGAAACACAAATTACCGATGCCGTAACAACTCCAAAGACAGGTAGAACAGGCGTTGAAGTGGATGAAGATGGTGATGGACAAATGGATGGTATTGACTTTGATGGTGATGGTAAAATTGATATGTATTTCGCGCATAGACAATGTGAACATATTTGGGGTGACTCAGATGGTGACGGTGATTTAGAATGTCTGAAGTGTGGAAAAATTAAGGATCCTGACCCTGATGACCATATAGAGGGTTAAATCATAAACAAAACACAAAACACAAAACACAAATTATGGGATTTTTTAAAGAATTATTTAACGACAACAACACAATCAACGAAAAATCGGTAGTCGGTTTTGCATCATTCGTTTGTATGGTATTAGCTTTAGTAGTTGACCTCGTAACAGGTTGGTTAGGTAAAGAATTACTTATTAACGAATTTATCTTTGATGGTTTCTTGGTTATTACACTTGGTGCCTTCGGTATTGCCTCGGTGGACAAGTATATAAACAACAAACACAATAAAAAAGATGAAGAAGTCGAAGGTTAATTAAAAGAGGGAGTTTGACTCCCTCTTTTATTATATTTATAAAATAAAGAATATGAAAAAATTAGTTTTAGTTTTAAGTTTGTTATTAATTTTTGTTTTAAGCAACTCACTTAATGCACAAACGATAGGTGTTACAAAAACAGAAGAATATAAAGCAGAATTTGAAAAGAAAAAAGATATTTCAGCATTTTTAGACTACGAAGGTCCCAAAAAGAATATTCAAATATTGAAATGTGGTATTGGTGAAGAGGTATATGATATGTACCCTGAATTAAAAGAGAAAAGAGTTGGTTTGGGTGTTGCAAATATTGTATTAGAATATTTGGATAACCTTAATCGTTTTGAATTTACCGAAGATAAAACGGAAATAAAAAACAGAATGGTTCAACAGTTCAAAGCATCAAATGCCGGTATATCTGAAAATAAAATAGAAGGTAGAGGAAAAATTAAATTGGCAAATTATTTTGTTGAGATTGAAGTTTATGATTACTCAGTATCCGAAGATGAAACCATCAATTTAAAAAATGGTATTAAAGATAATATGGTGACTCGTTTGGGTCTTCAAGTTAGATTTACGAATGCCGAAACGGGTGCTATAATTGCCGCTTCAGGGTTAGGTGAATCGAAAACTACAAGAGAATTAACTTTGGTTTCAGACGCATCTGTTGATCCAATTAAGTTCAATCAATCAACAATATCAATTGCAACAAAAAAAGCATTAGATGTTGCATGTGCAAACATATTAGATAAATTAGTAAAAAAGGGTGTTTTCCCAAAATAACAAAAACAACATATTAATTAAAATATAATAAGGGGGGGTTTATAACCCCCTTTTTAATATTTATATGTTATAAAACACTTTAATTATGAAGAAGTCATTAATATTATTATTGTTAATTCCTGTGATAACATTTTCACAAGTTTCATCTTGGAGAAGTAACCCACCTCAACAACAATCATCACCACAAAGAAGTACTCCATCCGTACAACAATCAATTCCACAAAGAAATGATGTTAGTGATTGGAGAAGTCAACCACCATCAAGAGGGTATGATAGACCTGTAAGAACAAGACCAGGTTCTAATATCATTGTAAGAGACCCGTGGGTTGGTGGATTTGGATGGGGGTGGAATAGATGGGATATGTGGGGAGCACCTGGATTTGGTTGGAACTTTTGGCAACCGTCTTGGTATTGGAATGATTGGGGGTATCGTCAACCACAAAGAATTTATGTTTACGAAAATGGTAAGAGAGATACTATTAGAGGTAAAAAACCAATAATAAATTTTGGTTTACATAAAACAACTAATAACCAAATTGGTGCATCATTTGCCGTTGGCGGAAAAAACTATTTTATGGTAGATTTTGTTTCGACATATCAACCAGACCGATCAACTTTTTTTCCATATGGTAGAATTACACAAGTTGACTTTCCATTAATTAATGATTTAATTAAAGAAAAAACAATCTACCTTGGTGGTGGTAAAAGATTCAAAAGAACTGGATTTCATGCAATGATTGGATTTGGAAATGAAATTGTTAGATGGAGAGGGAAAGATGCGATTGGTGAAATCACTTTTCCAAAATATAATTCAAACTTTGTTACCGCAAAGGTTGGTATTATGAGAGATGTAAAAAATTTGACACTTAAAATAGATACTGATCCTATTAGAAATTATACTCAATTTGGATTTGGTTTGAATTTTTAATAAATGAAAAAATGTTTAATAAGTATATTAATATTATTGTTCGTTTATAAAGTAAATGGACAAACTTATACACAAACATATGTAGATAAGTGTACAGGAGAAGTTAAAACGGTGACAACGACGTATGTAAATGGTAATGCGGTAGTTTCTTTTTATAATCAAGTCAGAACTTTTACTCCGATTGAGGTTGCGAATGGTACAGTTCAAACATGGTTGAATACAGTTTTTGCACAATATTCCTCAATGGCCTGCCCAACAAGTCAAGTAGTACAACAAACCGTTCAAAATACAGTATCTCAAGCGGCGTCTCAAGCTGCATCAACAGCAGCAAGTACCGCAGCGAGTTCATCGGCAAGCTCTGCTGCAAGTAGTTCTGCATCATCAGCGGCATCATCATCCGTATCTACATCTTCTTCAACACCACCATCAACAAGTAACAACACATCATCTTCCTCACAAAGTAGCAATTCGTCATCATCTTCTTCGGAAAGTAAAACCGAAACCAAAACAGAAACTAAATCTGAGTCAAAATCAGAAACTAAATCTGAATCAAAAGAGGAATCTAAATCAGAAAGTAAAAGTGAGGAAAAGAAAGAGGAATCTAAAAAAGAAGAATCTAAAGAAGAAAAAAAAGAAGAAAAAAAAGAAGAAAAAAAAGAAGAAAAAAAGGAGGAGAAAAAGAAAAATGGAAATTTAAATCCAATGATGTTTGCCTCCGATTTGACCGCAGCACAAAATCCTGACAAAAGATTAAACATGATTGTTGGATTGGGTTGGAGTAGAGCGAGTATGGCTGGAGATGAAACATTTTCAGCAAATGCCATGATATGGAGTAATTTAAAACAATTCGCACTAAGTGGAGGATACACAAAAATGGAATTTGAAGAAGGAACACTAAAGGCTATACATTCATATGGAACTACATTTGCCTATTTGGATGGTAATTTTATGAACTTATTATCTTATACTTACGTAAGACCAAATCCTAAGTATGGAACATATGGTTATAATTTAGGTGCAATAAATTTAGTTTTGAGAAATACAACAAACACAGGATTCGATTATAATGTTGTAACATCTGCGGTTGGATTTTGGACAAAACCATATTCTTACAGTAAAAAAATTACATTGTCACCTCAGGTTTTTATTATGACATCACCAATTAGTTACAATACTCAAACAAAAAAGTCTTCGGTTAATAGAAATCTTGGTTTTTTATTGGGATCATCCATAGATTATAAACTAAGTAAAAGATTTGGTTTAAGTTTAAATTATAAATTAAGTGTAAACACTATGCCGAATTCACCAATCTTACATAATGTTTTAATTGGAAGTAGAATGATACTATAAAAAAACCCCGATGTAAAAACATCGGGGGGTTGACAAAAAACAATAAATGTACCTCTCGATACAATTAAATTATAGACAAAATATTTTAATTTGTCAAGTCTTTATGTAAAGAAATTATTTCAGAACAAGTTTCATAATCTTCCGTTTGTTCAAAATATGGCATTAGATCTCTTTTTAAAATAATACATTCATCTTTTTTAAAGTTGAATTCAGTATCCCATTCCAATCCTTTAATTTTAGCCGATATATACAACGATAAACTTTTTTTTCTTGTATTTTTAAACCCTTGAAAAACTTCAATTATGGATTTATAAATCATTTCTTTGTTCTCATCATAAAAGTCTTTGAACTCGTTGTATTTTCCTTTAAAGACTAATCTTTTGTAAAATTCGTTTTGTTTAGATGGCATGTTTTTTAGTTTAATAAGTGTAAAACAAAAATATAAAAATTTATAAAATAAAAAAATTATTTTTTACTTCTATCCCATTTTGCCTTTCTGGCCTCAGGTGGAATTTGGTGACTTTCATCAATTGTATGTGGAATTTGTACTCTAACACATGTTTGGGGAAGTCGACAATTCATTAAATAATTATTAATATAACCCATCATATTTGCACTACCGATCGGGTTTGCGGAATGAACATAGACTTGAGGCAGTAGGATATTTTTATTCATACTTAAATCAATCAAAAATTTACAACAATCGTATCCAGTTTTTTCTTGTATATTATTATAATCTAAGGTAAAATTATTTTTTACATTTGTATAATATTCAATCATTGCCCCTTCACCCAAGTCATGATCTAAGGATATCGTTTCGATATTTTCTAACCCACGTAAATTTATTATTGAAACAAATTCATCATAATTTCTAACAACTTCCCAATCACCTTCAGTTGGTGTTCTTACATCATCTAAGTAAACGTTAATTTTCTTTATCATTTTTAAATGGTTTTGTGTAACTTGGATATAATAGTTTCCAAATTATTTTTTTATAATCTTTTTTATTATACATTGAAAATAATATAGATGAATGTTTATATTTCAATGCATATTCTGCAAAAACTTTTCTTTCTGTTGAATTTGATGATCTTGTAATAATCTTGTAAATCCATTTATATTCATTTTCAATTTTTGTGAATTCATCATTTAAGTTATTTTTAGTTTCTTTAACCCAATTATAAAATTCATCGGGAACCTTATCAAGAATTTCATCTAAGGATTTTCCATCTTTAAGGTGTTCCCAAATATCTCTACTGGATATATTTGTTAATATTCTATGTAAACGAATATATTCTTCACCTTTTATTTTTATTCTAAATCCGTTTTTAAAACGAATAACATAACCTTCTCGATCATCGGCAATCGTTTCTTTTAATTTTTTGAAATCATTAATACCATTATATTTTCTAACTATTCTAACATCATTAAAAAGACCTACTTTATGTTTTAATATATCAAAATCAATTTCATTACCTGATTCTGTTTCATATGCACCAAGTAAAACCAAACCTTCAAAATCGTAATCACAAACGATTCTGTTTTCTTTATATATTATTTCAAATAGATAAGTCCAATTACGATTTAAACCCGTTGATGGATAATTTTTTAAAATCGAAAGTTCTTTTAACATTTTGAGACCAACAAGAGATTGATTGGAGATAAATGATCCTCTTGTTGCCATGTGCCATTCTCCGTGATAATAAAAAACAACTCCTAATGAACCGTCCATTTTTTCGAAAACTTCAAATGATTCATTTGGAATTTCATTCACAGAATGTTCTTCGTAATTAAAAAATTTTTTAAATGGTCTTGCGATTATTTTTCCTTCGGAGTTTGTAACTAAACCTCTACAAATTTTAGTGACATCATCCCATAATTTTTCGTACTGAACTTTTGGGGAATAGTTCCATATAGATAGATCAAGAGTCGGATGAGTTTGTTTTAAAACCAAACCATTTTGATAATATTTTTCTAATATTGATAACACTAAATAATCTTTTCTTTTTTTCTTTTTTCGGATATGCGTAGGAAACGAAAAACTTACTCATTAGAGTTTGATTTGAAATCTCTCCTTCATTTGTTGAAGTTTATCTTTTGGTACACTATGTATATTTTCACTACCATGTCTATTTTCAACAATTAAACTATGAACTCTATATTTGTATCTTTCTGCAATTTCAAAATACTTTTCCATTTCCCATTCTTGTGTAAATGTGTTAGCCACAACAATTTTAACGATTTGATTTTTCATTCTTTCAACACATCTTAATACACAATCATTGTGAGCCTCTTTTAATTTTGTGTAATCAAAATTATAATTACCATTAACGTCAATAAAATAATCATCAGCAGACAATACCGCATTTGTGTTATCCGATCCACGTGTATATAATATAATTTCACCAAGAGTACTTTTGCCGCTACCCGGTAGTCCTCTTAATAAAATTAATTCTCCGATGTATTCCATATTCACTAATTTAATATAAATAGAAAAATGAACCGGAAAAATCCGGTTCATTAGTTTTACTTCGCCGATTCAGTCTCAGATTTCTCAACTTTTTCAGTTGGGATTTGTGAAACAGTTGAATCATTTGCACTAACCGCCAATGAATCAACTTGAACCGCAGTAGAGTCAGTTGTTTCTGTTGTGGTTGACCCGCTACCACAGGACACCATTGCAATTGTTGCAATGATTGTCATAATAAAAGCATATTTTCTCATAGGACTAATATACATAAAATTATTGAAAATAAAAAACCCCAACAAGTTGTCGGGGTTTCAAGGTCTTTCGGTGGATTCAACTCCACTTACTTTTAGAAAAAAACGAAGAGGTTATCGACAAAGAGAACCTACAAGAATATAAATATATATAATTTTTAAAAAAAACAAATATTTATAAACTTTTTTTGTGAATTACTAATTTATCCGTTTTATATTTCAAGGTTATTGGATCATTTTCTACTATGTTTCCCCTTAAAATTTCCTCACTTAAAAAATCTTCACATAAATTTTGAATCAATCTTTTCAAGGGTCTTGCACCATACTCTTCTTGTGAGTTTAGTTCGTATATTTTATTGATCACAGATTTATCAAAATTTACAGTATAGTTTTTTTCTTTTAGTCTTTTTGATAATTTTTCAATCTCGATCTCAATAATTTTTTTAAGTGATTCTTCATTTAATGAATTGAATAAAATAATATCATCAATTCGATTTAAAAATTCAGGATTGAATTGTTGTTTTAAAGCCTTTTGTATAATTGATTTTTTTACCTCATATTTTTGTTGTTCAGACGACGATGTTGCGAATCCAACACCTCCACCAAAATCCGAAACTTTTTTTGCACCAACATTTGATGTCATGATAATAATTGTGTTAGTAAAGTTTACCTTTCTTCCGAATGAATCAGTTAAATGTCCTTCATCTAAAATTTGAAGTAGGATATTAAAAACGTCTTTATGTGCCTTTTCAATTTCATCAAACAATACAACAGAGAATGGATTATTCTTAATTTTTTCTGTTAATTGACCACCCTCATCATAACCAACATATCCTGGAGGAGAACCAATTAATTTAGACACATTATGTTTTTCCATGAATTCACTCATGTCAACACGAATAATTTTTTCAGGATCACCAAAAAGTAATTCCGCAATTGATTTGGCTAAGAATGTTTTACCAACACCCGTGGATCCTAAGAAAATGAATGATCCAATTGGTTTATTTGCGTCCTTAATACCAACACGATTCCTTCTAACCGCTTTAGATATTGTTAAAATTGCTTCCGTTTGACCAATTACTTTAGATGAGAGAATATCTTCCATTTTAAGTAACTTATCAGTCTCTTTTTTATCTAATTTAGAAATGGGTACACCTGTTATGTTTGAAATAATTTCATAAACATCATCAATGGTTATTGGTGTTTTATTATCTTTTAATTTATCTAACCATTTTTGTTTTTCTTCATCAAGTCTTAGTAATATTTTTCTTTCTTCATCTCGTAATTTTGCCGCTTGTTCGTAATTTTGAGATTTAACAACTTGAAATTTTTTTTCTTTTAATTCCTCCGAATCTTTTTTTAATTTTTCAATAATATCAGGTACTTTAGACGAGACTCTTTTTTCTGAACCGAGTTCATCTAAGACATCGATTGCCTTATCAGGAAATTGTCGATCAGTAATATATCGAGCACATAACTTAACAATAGTTTCAATGACACCGTCTTCGTATTTTACTTTATGAAAATCTTGATACGAACCGATTAAATTATTTAAAATGTTGATTGTTTCTAATTGATTGGGTTCTTTTAAAATAATTTTCTGAAATCTTCTAACAAGTGCCGAATCCTTTTCTAAATGTTTTTTATATTCATCAAACGTTGTCGCACCAATACATTGTAATTCGCCCCTTGCAAGTGCGGGTTTCAAAATATTGGCCGCATCCATTGATCCACTTGCGTTTCCTGCACCTACCATAGTATGTAGTTCATCGATGAAAACTACAACGTTTGTAACTTCTTGTAATTCATTTAAAATTGCTTTTATTCTTTCTTCAAATTGACCTCTATATTTTGTACCGGCAACTAAAGAGGTTAAATCTAATGATACGATCCTTTTATCAATTAAATTACTCGGACAATCTCCTTTATTAATCATCAATGCAAGTTTTTCTACAAGTGCAGATTTACCAACACCCGCATCTCCAACTATCACTGCATTATTTTTTTTCTTGCGTGAAAGAATTTGAGCAATTCTTTTTACTTCTTTATCTCTCCCGACAACAGGATCGATTTTACCTTCCTCTGCAAGTCGAGTTAAATCTCTTGAAAAATTATCAAGAATAGGTGTATTTGACCCTTTTCTAATTTTTTTAGGGTTGGTTGTTTGTCCTTCTTCAAAAAAATCTACCGCCATGTTTATAATTTTATAGTTATTAAACAAATATAATAAAAATCATTCTTAAAAACAAATGATAGACATTATGTCATATTATTTTAAAATTTAATGTCATAATGTCAATCTAATCTTTTTGGTACATAGTTTGTATTTTTTATAAAAAAATTAATAACTATGATTACATTATTTAAAGACCCGTTTTTTGAAACCTTTGACAAGGTTTTTGAAACCTCGAGGTTTTTGTCTGCACCTCAAACAAATTTAAAAAAGTCAGACAATGACTATAAACTTTTTATAAGTGTACCAGGTTTAACCAAAGAAGACCTTAAAATTACAACAAAAGATGGTATTTTAAAAATTTCATTTGAAAAAAATGAAAAGACTGATGACCATTATTTTGTTAATAATTTTATCAAGTCTTACTACATTCCCGAAGATGTTAAAGAAAAGGACATAGAAGGAAAAGTTGAAAATGGTGTGTTAATTCTAACATTACCCATTGATAAAAAGAAGTCATTAGAAAGGTTAGTTTCCTTAAATTAGAAAAATCCCCCATAAGTTGGGGGATTTTTTTTATCGTGTTTTTTTATTATATTTTTAAAAAAAAGATCATGGGAATATTAACTGAAAAAATTGAAGGAAAAGTAATTTTTATCGAAATTAAGTCAAGCAACCTCAAATCTGCGTCATATGATACGGAATCAGAAACATTACAGGTGACATTCAATAATGGAAGTATTTATGAGTATAATAAAGTTCCTTGGACTATGTTTACTAAATTTAGAATGGCGGAGTCTCAGGGAAAGTTCTTTAACGAGAACATTAAAAAATATAGTTACACAAAAATACAATGAGTTTATTTGAAGAATTAATAGAAGACAAAGAGTTTAACAAAAAGATTTTAAAATCTTTTAAGGGAAAAGATACCCTCTGTAATAAAATATTCGATAGAATCGGAGAGGATTATAAACTTAAAGAAGATATTAGAAAAGGTATACTGAAAATTGTAGAACAATATCTTGATTTTATTGACATTGATTTCTTTGTTCACGATGTATTATTTACAGGGTCTTTAGCTAATTACAATTGGTCAGAATTTTCTGACGTTGATATCCATATATTAATTGATAAAGATGAATTTGATGAATCTGAAACAAAAGATTCGGTAGTTTTTCACAAAATAATCGACGATTTTTTTGATTCAAAAGAAAAAGTTTGGAAATCAAAACAAGACATAAAAATAAAAGGGTTTGAAGTTGAGATGTATGTTCAGGACATACATCAAGAACACATATCTTCGGGTGTGTACTCTGTTTTAAATAATAAATGGGTTGTTGTTCCCGAAAAAATGGACCCTAAGATTGACGATAGTAAAATTCTACAAAAAGGTGACGAATACGAGAAACAAATAGACGACTTAGTCTCAAAATTCAATTCAAATAAAGACGTTTCAAAAGAAACAAAAAATCTTTATAAAAAAATTAAATCATTTAGACAAAGTGGTTTAGAAAAAGGTGGTGAATATTCATATGAAAATTTAACATTTAAATTACTTAGAAGAAACGGATATATTGGTAAAATATTGGATTTAAAATCCGACATAATAAATAAAAAATTGTCCTTAACACAATAAATACCCATATTTTTTTTAACATATCTATGTATTTATAGGATAAGAATAACAAAATCTTAATATTACAAAAATGGCAGATTTAAAACCTTTAGGTAGTGAAAAGTTAAACAGTGATGATAAATTGAAAAGAATCCTCGAATTAACTTACTACAAAGAAAATAAGAATAATCAAAATACAAAGAAAGCTGAGTTAGTTAAAGAATCAACTACCGGTGGTATTTTTGGTATTGTTAAAGAAAAAGATGGATATTACGTTAAAAGAGGATTGAATGAATCATCGCTTGATTATATAGGCGGAATCTTTATGAAGAACAAAAATAGATTTTCTTCATATTCTGAAGCACTAAAAAGATTAGAACTATTAAAAGGTCAGGAAGAATTACAAGAGGCGACAAAATATGTTTTAAAACAAAACAAACCTCAAGAAGAGTCTCCAATGTCTGAACCATCTTTAGATGCACCTCCACCTCCTCCACCTCCTGCACCATTAGGAGATGAAAGTGGTGACGTTCCTCCTCCATCTGGTGATATGGGTAGTGACGTTCCCCCTCCATCTGGCGATGAGAGTGGTGAACCAAAAGATATGGGTGCAGGCGAAGAAGGTGGTAAAAGATCATCATACATGGCTGAAGTTCAAAAATTTGCGGGTAAACTTGGTCAAGAACTTAGAGATCAACAAGATAGAATGGAAAGTGATGATATTAAATATGTACTTAACATGATCATATCTGCAGTTGATTTGGATAAATTAGATTTTGAAGATTTAGAGGAAATCGCAAAAAAATTCGAACGTGAAGAAGAAGGTATGGAAGGTGGTGAAGAAACTTCAGATGAAGAACCACCAAGTGAAGAAATACCAGCTGAAGAACCATCAAGTGAAGAAGAATTAGGTGAATATGATTCTATGAAAGCGTTAGAAGAGTTTATAGACACACCTGTTGAAACTGATGAAATAAATCTTTCTACATATGCCGATTTATCTAAAGTAAAAGAAGAAGAGGATGAAATTAGAGAATTGGATTTAGATGAAATTAAAAATGATATAAATCAAGCAATTAGCGAAAGATTGAGCAAATATTTCAATTAAAATGAATCTTATCTATGTCAATGAAATCGGTTCAGATTACAAAGGTCAAAAACAGTACGAATTTATTTTTAGTGAATCGACTGAGCTTGACATAGAAGAGTGGTACACAATTCCCGCATCAGCAACATTATCATCTAAATCCCCAAGTATCGAATTTATCGATATGGTTGGACTACTGAAAGATAGTGATTTACAACTTGAATTAATACAAAATTCGGATTATTTTGGTGTTATAGACGCCGCTGATGGTGTCATATCTCTCGCATGGGAGAAATTTGATTTTGATTCTGATAACGACAGAATCTTTTTCAGGTTTGGTGAAACTGTTGAATCAGTTACAAAAAAACTGAAATTAAGAAATTATCATTTACTAAAGGAAGAAATAAAATTTAAAAATATATGAAAAGAGAACAAATAGTTAATAGTCTTTTGAAAGAAGGATTTTCAGACAAGACTTTAGTTAAATTTAATGATAAACAATTAGTTCATTTATATGAAAGGATTATTGGTGAAGCAACCACAAAACAAGTTAGAGTTTTGAGTATGAATAATGCAGATGACGCCGCTGAAGTAAATAATCTTATAAATAACCCAAAGGCAGTTGCAGATATGAAAGCAAAAGGTCATGTTGAAGTAACTAAAGAAGAAAAAAACAAAATTTCTAAAGATTCTTCAAAAAAGAAAAGTAAATTAAAAAAAGAAGATACTAAAGAAGAAAAATCTTCAATTGGATTATCAAAAGAAAAGAAAAAAGAAGTAATTAAAAGTGATAAAAAAGGTAAAGACGTTAGTAAGAAAGAAATTAAAAAAGAAAATTTTGAAATAAAAAATTGGGTTAAAACTTTAGCGGAAAACAATTTCCATAGTTTTACATCAAAAGGTGAAATTATGGAATTAATACAATCTAAAACTTCAGATGTTGAAGTTGGGTCTAACGTAAAAAAAGGTCACAATGGTATTCCTGAATTTATGACATATGATTCTATTGTGTCGGCAGCAGAACCTAAAGAAAAACCATCACCAACAAAAACGCCAACTAAAGATCCGGGTACAAAACAACCACCAAAAAAAGATCCAAGAAAAACACCATTTCAACCAGGTCCTGGACAAAACCCTAAACCAAAAGCATTAAAAGAAAATAAGTAATGAAATTGACTAAGAAAAAATTTTTGTCTATCATTAATGAAATGGCGATGGATTATGAAACGGGGGATAGACCTCACAGTGATATAGAAAGAAAACTTTCTACAGGTGATACACCTTTAAAAAAAATACCTTTACCAAAAACAGGCGAAGAACCTAATAAAAATTTCCAAGAAATATTAGCATCGACAAGGTATAAAGAAGTTGTAAATAAAGTAAGACAATACACCAGATTGGGTAACCAATCAACAGTACAAGGTAGTATGAATCCTCTCACTATGATGATGATGGATTCCCATAATAGAATTGTTAACATTGAAGGTAGGTATAGACAACAGTTACAAAATTTAGCAGTCGAATTAGTAAAAAAAGAAATGGGTTTAAGTGATGAAGATTTTATTTTCGACGCGAAAATAGTTGGGATGGGAGAAATTAGTACTGATGATTTTAATAGAGAAATGGGTGATGATCAAAATATTGATGAGGTTGAAATTGAAAAAGATTTATTTGATGACTTAGAAACTTTGGATTTGGAAAAGGCTAAAAGAAGACTAATAAATTCTATGATACAAGGTGCATCAAAAAAAGGACACTACATGTATCATATGGTTTCAGAAAAGATTAGAGAAATTACAGGAACGGAAGATTTGGTGAATTTATATGGTATATTAATGTCAGTAAATGATACATTATATTGGCAATTAAGTGACGATCAAATGAAAATGATGATGGGAGGTGGCGGAGGTCCCGCAAGTGTTGGGGGAAAGGAATCTGTCGATAGAAATACTGAACCTCCTACAATTATTGCAAGAGCGGTAAATTTTCCAATATTAGTTCATGAATTGATAAAAGGTATAATGGAAGTTATATCAATAAAAGGAAGACCACAAGATGAAGAAGGTAATGAAATGGATTTCAGTGATGTTGAACAATCCGAGGATACGTTAGAAAAAGAAATGTGGGACTTACGTTTAGGTCCCGCTATTTGGGAAAAAGTTAGAAATCGTTTTCCTGAAGAAATTTTAGTTGATGAGGATAAATACAGAATGCAATTAATACTTTTTTCACATATAATTCAAAAACCCGCTAAAGAGTTTTTAGTTTTTATGAAAGAAGTGTTATCGGAATCAGAAAGAGGTGGACAACTAATGAATTTACTATATAGAGCAATTGAACAAGAAATAAATGATTATGATTATAGTGAAACTATGGATCAATTTGATCAAACATTAAATGATATATCGGACGAGACAGAAGATGATGATCTCGATGATTTCTTAGGAAGTCTTGGAATACGAAGACCCGATGATGAAGAATAATAAAAAGGTGGTTTTTACCACCTTTTTTCTATTTATTATATATGAATACAAGAATAGAACAAATAAAAGAGTACGCAAAAATAATTAAAGATGCTCCTTATGCTCTTAGAACTTATTTACAAACTTACGATAATACACAAAAAAAATTCGTACCATTAGAATTGTTTCCTGATCAAATTCAATTGATTCAGGACTATGAAAAGTATAACGAAAATATTACAAGAAAATATAGACAGGCTGGTGTCTCAACAGTAACAGCTGCATGGATTTCAAAAATTTTACAAACAGCTAAACCTGAAAATCCTGAAAGAGTGTTGATTATTGCGAACAAAAGAGATACCGCAATTGAAATGGCTAACAAAGTTAGAGCGTTTTTAGATCAATGGCCCGAATGGATTAATGTGGGATTTCATCCTGACAAAAACTCTGAGAGTAGATTTAGATTAAACAATGGTTGTGAAGTTAAAGCAGTTGCAACATCTGCGGATGCTCTTCGTGGTTATACTCCGACTATACTTGTATTTGATGAGGCTGCGTATATTGAAGCCGGAGAAGACTTTTGGGCGGCATCTATGGCGTCATTGTCTACAGGTGGTAAAATTATATTAATCTCAACACCAAATGGTTTTGATCCGATTTACTATGGTGTATATGATCAAGCGATTAGAGGTTTAAACGATTTCCATATTACTGATTTACGTTGGTTTAAGGATCCTCGATATACCAAAGATTTAAGATGGGTCAAATGTAGTGATATTGTTCATTATATGTTAAATAGAGAACAATATAATGATGACGAAGTTGTTATGTATGATTTCGATATTGAAAAATATAACGAGTACATGGATCAGGGGTATAAACCTTTTTCATCATGGTTCGAATCAATGTCAAAAAAGTTTAAATACGATAGAAGAAAGATTGCACAAGAATTGGAGTGTGACTTTTTAGGTTCGGGTGATGGTGTGATTCCAAGTGAGGTTCAAGACAATATTGCGAAGAATATGATAAGAGTTCCAATAGAAAAATATATGCAAGGAACTTTATGGCAATGGAAAGAGCCAATTCAAGAACACAGATATATAATGGGTGTCGATGTAAGTAGAGGAGATAGTGAAGATTTCTCATCAATTAATATAATTGATTTTGATGATAGAGAACAAGTTTTAGAATATATCGGTAAAATACCTCCGGATGATCTTGCATCAGTTGCATACAAATGGGGTGTATTGTACAATGCATTTATTGTAATTGATATCACAGGAGGGATGGGAGTTGCAACATCAAGAAAATTACAGGAAATGAATTATCGTAATTTATTCATTGATGGTATCAACACACAAAATATGTGGGAATACAACAAAAAAATGATGGAAAAAATTCCCGGTATTAATTTCAATAATAAAAGAACACAAATTGTTGCGTCTTTTGAAGAACAGGTAAGAAAAGGATTTGCAATCAGATCAAATAGGTTATTAAATGAATTAAACACTTTTGTTTATATAAATGGTAGACCTGATCACATGAAAGGTGCCCATGATGATTCTATTATGAGTTTATCTATGGCTCTTTATGCTGGTGATATTTCCTTTAATCAGTTAGAAAAAAATACAGCCAAAAATATCGCAATGATGGAATCTTGGACTATGTCCGAAAGAACATATGAACCTCAAAAATCATTTTATTCATACGGAACATCATTAGATCATGTGGGTTCAATGCAAATGAATAATAAAGAAATTTATTACCCTGATCAAAATACAAAATTATCAAAAGATATGTATAGAGATTATAATTGGTTATTTGGAAAACCAAGATAATTTCACTTTGAAAAGATAAAGATTAAGTTTATATTATTAAAGAAAACTATTTATATACATGGCGAATCAAAATGTAACCGTTTTTCAAAAATTAACAAGGATGTTTGGTTTTCCTGGTCAAGTAAAACCAGAAAATACTCCTTCATTTAATTTTAATAAAGACGAATTATTAAAAACTGATAGTAAAGAAGAGTATCAACAAAAACTCTTACAAGCTCAACAATCTCAATATATTGCAGATAAATGGACTAAGTTAGATCAATCGTTGTATAATCAATCGGTGTATTATGAACCTAATAGATTATCGGCATATTATGATTATGAATCAATGGAGTTCACACCTGAAATATCTGCAGCCTTAGATATCTACGCAGAGGAATCGACAACGATGTCTGAGAAGGGTCAAATTTTGACTATATATTCAGATTCAGATAGAGTTAAAACAATTTTAGAAGATTTATTTTATAATAAATTAGATGTGAATACTAACTTACAAATGTGGACACGTGGATTGTGTAAGTACGGTGACAACTTTGTTTATTTAAAAGTTGACCAAGAAAAAGGTATTATCGGTTGTCAACAACTTCCAAATATTGAAATAGAAAGAATGGAAGGTGCCGCATCGAAAGTACCAGGTCAAGAAAAAGATTATAAAATACCAAGTAGAGAATTAAGATTTGCATGGAAAAATAAAGACATTGAATTTCAAGCATGGGAAATTGCACACTTTAGATTATTAGGTGATGATAGAAAATTACCATATGGCACCTCAATGTTAGACAAGATTAGAAGAATTTGGAAACAACTTTTACTTGCGGAAGATGCAATGTTAATCTATAGAACATCAAGAGCACCTGAAAGACGTGTATTCAAAGTATTCGTAGGAAATATGGACGATAAAGATATTGAACCGTATGTACAACGTGTTGCAAATAAATTTAAAAGAGACGTTATACCCGATCCAAGAAATGGTCAAGTTGATATGAGGTATAATCAAATGGCGGTAGATCAAGATTATTTTATACCTGTAAGAGATTATAGTGTAACTAACCCTATCGAAACATTACAAGGTGCACAAAACTTAGGTGAAATTGCCGATATTGAATATATCCAAAAGAAATTATTGGCCGCGTTACGTATTCCTAAAGCGTTTTTAGGTTTTGAAGAAGTTGTTGGGGAAGGTAAGACTCTTGCATTAATGGATATACGTTTTGCAAGAACCATAAACAGAATACAAAAATCTTTAATACAAGAATTAAATAAAATTGCTCTTGTACATTTGTATTTGATGGGATTGGAAGATGAATTAAATAATTTTAATCTCGGTTTAACAAACCCATCGGCACAATCCGACCTATTAAGAATTGAGCAGTGGAAAGAAAAGATAACATTGTATAAAGATGCGACTTCAGATCAATCTCAAATTGGTATATTACCTGTTTCTCATACATGGGCTAAAAAGAATATTTTAGGTATGAGTGAATCGGAAGTTATTTTAGATCTTCAACAACAAAGATTAGAACGTGCCATGGGATTTGAGTTAACAAACACTCAAAACATTATTAAACGTTCAGGAGTATTTGATGAGGTTGATAAAAAATATGGAATTTCTGAAGAAGAAAGAGAAAAATTAGAGGCGCAGGGGGCAACAGGAGAGGCCGCACCAAGTGGGGACATGGGTGGTATGGCACCATCACCAGCACCCGCAGCAGGTGGTTCAGAACCAAGTGAACCTCTTTCAGAGTCAAACAAATCAAAAATATTAAGTATGTTAGGAGATGAAAAATTATCTTTTGACGATTTATTTGATGTAAAGAAGGCTCAACAGAATATTTATGAAATAGAAAATAAATTAAACGATATTTTAAACGATTAAAAAATGAACAATTTCGGAAAAATAAAAACCAAATTCTTGAAAAAAATAACTGAATCATATCATCAGGGGGGTTTAGGTAATACAAAAAATTTAATTAAAGTAGTTAAAAAAAATAAAGATTTCAAAGAAATGTATTTGTTTTACGAAGAAATTGAAAACAAATATTTTGACGATAAAGAAACCGCAAAATTATATGTTGAAGAGATTGAAACCATTTTGAAGAAAAAAGCAAAAAAAATTAAACAGTTTTGTGAAGTAATAAACATGTCAGTACACGACACACAAATTGAAGAAAATGAATTATATAATTCAATAGATCAACTTTTAGAAGATGATAATTTAAAAAATATCGATAAAAAGGTGTTAGCAAAAAAGAAATTAGTTGAACACTTAACAACCAAAAAAGAAGTAAAGGACACTGATAAAACTAATCATACCGTTAATGAAAATCTTTTACATGCTGTTTTAGCAAATAATTTTAATATTTTATATAACAATACACTTTCAGAAAACCAAAAAGAAGAATTAAAAAATATACTATCATTAACAAATGAAGATTTGGAATCTAAAACTAAAGAATTGAAAGAAGATATTTTAAATAAAGTAGAATCGATGCTTTTAGAATCTAAAGAAGATGAATTAACAAACAAATTAACTAATGTGAAAACACATGTTAATTCTATCAAACCCTCTAAATTAAATTATTTCAGATTATCTGAATTGAAAAACGGTCTTAATTAAGACCGTTTTTTACTTTTTGTACATAGATAGCTTTTAAAACCTGTTCTCTCTTTTTTATTGAGGGTTTTTTGTATGTCTGTCTATCTCTAAGTTCTTGTATTTGTCTCGACTTTTGAACTTTGTTTTTATAAGTCCTGAGTGCGGACTCAATGTTTTTTTCTTTGTTTACTTCGATGATGATCATATTTTAATAATTATATCACAAATATAATAAAAATATTTTTTTGTTTTATCAATTATTTTCTTTATTTTTTATTACACCATAAAATTATAATAATATGATAAAATAATGAAAACTGGTAAATATATTCCTTTGGGAGTATACAAAGATGTTAAAATTGGTTACGGCACTGTTGATTACAAGAATTTAAAAACAATTTATTTAAAACTTAATTCTTGGATTCAACCTGAAATTGATAGTGATTATGAAATGACAATATCAAGATCAAGAAGAAAAGTTAAAGAAATTATCTACAATTATAGTTCTAAGTTATTTAAGAAACAATCTATTGTAGATTTAGATATTAGAACTAAAGGTATAAAGTTAGAAAAAAGATCGTTTATGAACTTGGAAGTTACTTTATACGTTGAGAATCAATTTGACGTTAAATCAAAAGACGTTAAATTCACAATAAAAGATATACATGAAAAAATAATTGATCAGGGTTTGGAAGATAAAAAACTATTTAATTTTAACAAATCAAAAAAATAATATAGATATCGATGTATTTATATGAATAAAAGTATAAATGAAGATATTAGGTCCAAACGAAGTTGGAAAGGGGATTTTAATTGAATATGATGCTGGTCATGTTTCCCCTAAAGATAATCAACAAATTATATCGGAAATGAAGAATGTTGACTTCTCTGAAGACATCATTCTTTATGCCGTTTTACAAAAGTTCGATACACCAAATAAAAACGGAAGAATATACCCCGAATCATTACTCAAAAGAGAGAATGAAAAATATCAATCAATTATAAAAAAGGGTAGTGCGTTAAATGAATTAAATCATCCGTCATCTTCTTTAATAGATTTAGATAGAGTTTCACATTCAATTCTTGAAACATGGTGGGATGGTAAAATCTTAATGGGTAAAATTAAATTATTTACTTCACCAGGTTGGAAAAAGATGGGAATAGTATCCACTAAGGGTGATCAAGCTGCAATGTTATTAATGAATGGCGCAACCTTAGGTATCTCATCTCGTGGTGTAGGATCACTTAAACAAATCAAAGGTCAAAATATAGTTCAAGATGATTTTGAATTAGTATGTTTTGACTTAGTATCATCTCCCTCAACACCAGGTGCATATATTTTTAAAGATCAATCTGAAAGAGAACAATATCAAGAAGATATCAATTCAAAACCGTTAGTTGATGATCGAATGAAAAAACTAATGGGTAATCTCGATTCTTTTTTATCAAAATAAGTGATTTTCTTTAGTTTATGATATTAAAATCAAAATTTTTATCAAATCCATAATATTTATATAAAAATAAATTTACACAAATGAGTGAAAAATCAATTTTAGAACAAGCACTTCTTCAAGTACAAACTCTTGAAGAAGCTGTAAAAGCAAATGCAAAAGGTATACTTGCTTCTACAATGAAACAAGAACTAAACGAATTGCTTAAAGAAGAAGAAGAGGAAGAAGTTGAATCTGAAGAAGAAACAACAAATCCTGAAGAAGAAGAAAAAGATGTGGCAGAACAGCCTGATGATGAAGATTCTGAAGAAGGTGATGAACCTGAAGTAGGAGACGATGAGTCAGACGAATTATCTGCAGATGACGAAGATTCAAGTAAAGGAATCGATTCTATGGATTCCGGTGACGATTTGTCTATGGACGATGACTCTGATGATGACACAATGGATGACGCATTACCTATGGGTAACGAACCGTCTATTGATTCTGATGATGATGTCATGGACATGACATCTGCGTCCGATGAAGAGGTTCTCAAAATTTTCAAAGCTATGAAACCCGAAGATGGCGTAGTAGTTAAGAAAGATGGTGATGACATCGAACTTGAATTAGATGGTGACGAATACATAATTAAACTTGACGGAGAAGAAAGTGAAATGGATGAAGAATCATTACCAATGGAAGATGAGGAATTATCTTCTATGGGTGACGAAGGATCATCTATGGAAGACGAAGAATCTTCTTTAGAAAACGAAGAAACTCTTTATGAAATCGAATTAGATGAAGAAGAGGAAGAAGAAACTAAAGAGGAAGAAGAAAAAGATTCAAAAGAAATCGAAGCTCACGAGTCATCTCGTACTTTCGCAGCTCAAAAAAAGGGTAACGGTGGTACAAAGTTCATGGCTGGTAGTAAAGGTATGAATAAAAATCCTGGAGGTGCAATCAATGAAGAAGTTTCTAAATTGAAAAAACAAAATGACGAATATAAAAAGGCATTAGTTTTATTCAAAGAGAAATTAAATGAAGTTGCAGTCTTCAATGCAAATCTTGCTTATGCAACTCGTCTTTTCACGGAACATTCCACAACTAAACAGGAGAAATTGAACATATTAAAGAGATTTGATTCAGTTTCTACTATGAATGAGTCTAAGGGCTTATTTAAAACAATAAAGGCTGAATTGGAAACTAAAAAACCGGTAACCGAAACAGTTGTAGAAAAAATCTCTAACACTCCTCAAACATCAACTTCTAAAGAAGTATTGGCGGAATCAAAAGCATACGAAAATCCACAATTCAGAAGAATGAAAGATTTGATGAGTAAAATAAAATAATAAACCAAAAAAAAATAAAAAAACAAAAAAATGGGAGCATTATTAGAATCAGGTATGGTTGGTAACATCGGTCTTAAGCACTTACGTGTTATCAAAGAAGATACCATTAAAAAATGGGATGATCTCGGATTCCTTGAGGGTCTTGAAGGTCACCAAAAAGATAACATCGCGCAATTGTATGAAAACCAAGCGTCTTATTTAATCAACGAAGCAGCAGTATCTGACGCTTCAGGTTCTTTTGAGACCGTGGTATTCCCAATTATCCGTCGTGTATTCTCTAAATTATTAGCTAACGACATCGTGTCTGTACAAGCTATGAACTTACCAATTGGTAAATTGTTCTATTTCTTACCAAAGATTCAGGACACTAAAAAGGCACCTTTCGGTTATCCTAATACAACCGACACAGATGCTCAAGCAGGTTATACAGATCCAAGAAGTCTTTATGATCGTTTTTATGAAAATAGTGACGCTGCGGATCAAGGTCTATTTGACTATTCAAAAGGTGATGCTACTGTAACTACAGCTGCACCTGGTGCATGGGTTACTTTCTCTAACGGAGCAGCATCTGAGACAACCGCTAACTTAAGTGGTGCGTCATTATCAAGTGTAATTGTTGTTCTTACTGGTTTCAGTAAAGATGGTCAAGGTAAAATGATCGGTGCTAACGGTAACGTTATGGACACTGAAGAATTTTTAGCTTCTCTTGCTGTTGAAGTTACTGGTAACACAACTGCAAACAACGGTGTTAAAAATTTCAACGTTGTTACACAAAAATACGGTAAAGGTATCGTAGAATATGGTCAAAAAGGTGGTACAAACCTTAATAAATTCTCTGACATCTGTGATGAAGAAGGTAAAATCTATTTGAGTGTAGACCTTCAGTCTTACAGTGCAACATCTGGTTTCACTGATTCAGATTTCAGTAGTAATGATTTGTCTCTTGCTAACTTAAAGATTACATACAAAACATATGCAACTTTAGAATTCGAAGAGACAATCGGTGAAGTTTCTTTTGATCTTCAATCAGTAACAGTTTCTGTAACTGAAAGAAAATTAAGAGCAAGCTGGTCTCCTGAATTGGCTCAAGACGTAAGTGCATTCCACAACATCGACGCTGAAGCTGAGTTAACAGCATTGTTATCTGAGCAAATCGCAGCTGAAATCGATCGTGAAATCCTTCGTGACCTTCGTAAAGGTGCCGCTTGGACTGCTAAGTGGGACTATAACGAATGGAGATATGGTAATGGTGGTGTAGCATTCGCTGGTTACACTCAAAAAGACTGGAACCAAACTTTGATCACTAAGATCAATCAGGTTTCTGCTCAAATCCATAAATCAACTTTAAGAGGTGGTGCTAACTGGATCGTTGTATCTTCAGAAGTTTCTGCTGTATTAGATGATTTAGAGTATTTCCACGTATCAAATGCTCATCCTGAGCAAGATCAGTACAACATGGGTATCGAGAAAATCGGTTCAATAGCAGGTCGTTATCAAGTTTACCGTGATCCATATTTACCAGCTGGTAAAATTATCATGGGACACAAAGGTAAGTCATTGTTAGACGCTGGTTACATCTACGCACCATATGTACCTTTACAGTTGACCCCAACTATGTACAATCCGTTCAACTTTACCCCAATCAAGGGTATCATGACAAGATACGCGAAGAAAATGGTTAACAACCGTTACTTCGGTGTGATCAACTGTTTCGGATTACAAACATTCAGTTTGGACACTTTAAGATAATTTTTATCTTGATATATAAAGAACCCCCGAGAAATTGGGGGTTTTTTATTTTTGGTATATTCCAGATTATTTTGTATATTTGCAATATGTCAGATACAGATTATAGTAAATTAAGGTTAGATGTCCTTGAAAAAATGATATATTCAAGAGGAATTGAATGTAAAATGAAGAAGGACGAAATGGTGAAAATGTTGAAACTTTATGATGAAGGAAAATATGTTGAACCAACGAAAGACACAATTTATATAAAAGACGGGAATGGTTATATGGTTGGAGTAGATATTAAAAACAAAGATCACGTATCACAAATAAGTAAATTAATAGAAAAAAAAGAAGGGAAATCACTAAACAGATATTCTGAAGAAAGAATATGGTATTGGATACCGAATAAATTAATATGAATTGGAACGAATATTTTTTAGGAATTGCAGAACAAGTTAAACTTAAATCCAAAGATCAATCTACACAGATAGGTGCTGTTATTGTTGGAGAGGATAATGAGGTACTTTCTACGGGTTATAATTCATTTCCAAGGGGAATGGACGATTCTAAAGAAGAACGTCAGGAAAGACCTGAAAAATACTTCTGGTTTGAACATGCGGAACGTAATGCAATATATAACGCCGCTCGTGTTGGTACTCCTTTAAAAGGTGCCACAATATACTTAACATCTGGTTTACCTTGTATGGATTGTGCAAGAGGAATTGTAAACTGCGGTATCAGGGTCGTTTACTGTAAACATATTTGTACCACAAAAAATAAGGAGAAGTGGGACGAATCACAAAGTAAATCCTACCAACTTCTCCTTGAATGTAATATTAATGTAATTTTTTACTAATTACCAAGTTCTACATGCCCAATATCTTGGTTTCCAACGTGGACCTGGATTATCACAATGATGTCTCGCTCTAAATGATTTTCTTCTTTCAGGGTTATTTTTCTTGATTTTCATAACTTTTCCTTTAGCAGATTTTCCACCAAATCCAAAGTTAACTTTCACTACTTTACCTTTATCATTTTTAACGTAAACTTTGAATTTCTTTACGTCTCCTTGCATTATTTTACCTAATTGTACTTTACGACCTTGGTATTCGGCTTCATTTAATAAATCATCTAATTCATAGTTTGTATTTTGAATTGACCCAAATTCGTCTTCGTACATTAGTACGGGTACTTGTTCATTATAGTTAAATAATCTATTAAATTGTTCCTCGGTTATTTGAATTACAGTTCTTTTCTCCATATTTTCATCAAATTTTGTCATTGTCGGTTTATTTCCCTTTCCGACTTTAGGGTCTTTTTTTTCGGCTCTTCTTTTTTGAGAAGTCATTGATTTCTTTTCTTTTTTACTGTAAGAAGATGCTGTTTTTGGTGTTTCTTTCGATACTTTTTTTGATGGTCTACATTTTGGATATGCTTTACCATCAGCATCTTTTCTACCACAAGGTGGGTGTTTACCTTTTACTTTTCTACTAACATCTACCCATTTCTCTTTGAACCATCTTCTTAAGTCCTCTTTTAAAACTTCACCTGATTCAAGACATTCGTTTATGTAATCCTTATCTTCTTTAGATACAATGATATTCATATTATTATTTATTTAACCAACCATCCATAATCCCACTCTTAATATCGGGATAATAATTAAGGAGTATAAGTACTCCTGATATAATTACTATAGGTCTCCAATTTTTTCTAAGAAATGTTTCTAAATCTTTGATAAATTCTTTCATGGTTTATTTTTTACATTTTCTCCATCCACCACCTTTGGATTTGTAGTTTTTTGCTGCCCAACCGTTTGCATATGCAGAAGGGTACACATCAAATTTAGCTTTGGCCGCCGCTTTAGATGCTGCCCATTTTGCAGGATCCGTGGGACAATTTTTACTTTCATCAATTTCTTCCATTTCGTTTAGACTAAATTGAGAAGTGTCAGCTTTTACTGATTTTTCTTCTCCATCTCCTTTGGTTTGGTTCATTAGGAAATCGAAAACTTGGTCTAATAAACTTTTGGCCTCTGCAATATGATCTTGAGCCCAATCATGTTCTTTTAATATACCATCGATCATATCGTGATCTTCTTTCATCAAAAGATCACACTGTCTTTTCATTTGTTCAATATTTCCAAAAAACATGTAGTTTTCATGATTCTGTTCTTCAGTTATTTGTTTCAAGTGTTTTTTTATAATTTCGTCTAACTTTTTCATATTTTATAAATATTGATTAATTTATGATACGCTGTTCATTAATGAAGCCCTTTCTGAAAGAATTTCAAATTTTATTTCTTCATTAAAGAAAATCTCTTCATTATTTATTTTTGCTTTTATTTCTACGTAATATTCTCTTGGTATGTATATTGAAGTATCCAAAGTAAAGGAGTTTTCGTTTGTTGTATCCATTTGTGTCCAATCGTGAACAACTACATTTGTTCTACCTTCTTTAATGTATATTCTGTAAAATACATCGTCAAAAACATTTGAAATTGGATTTTCTATAGATTTCAAAATTGATACAACTTTTCTTTTTTCTCCTCTTATAATTTTTTCATTTTGTTTTATACCATAAAATTGTACAACATATCTCTTATAATCTTTTGGGTTATCACCAATACCATATAAACTTGTATATGGTTTAGGAATAAATTTTTGTGTTGTATCTGATACTGAAACCCCATCTATTGTTAATCCTTTCCATTTGTCAAAGAAAAATCGTTTTCCGTCACATAATAAACCATCAATACCAAATGTAACTTTATATACTCCTTTTCTTATTTTTGTGGATGTTAATCCTGTTAAACTTGGAATTGGTGTATTGTTACTATCCAATATGTCAACGGTTGGGTTTGAATCTAAATCATAAAAATTAGTACCCTTAGTTATGTATAGATACAAATTTTGATCAACTTTTTCAACAAAGTTTAATCTATCGTCATTAATTCTATCGTCAAAAAAAGTTTCAACAAACGGTTCAAAAAATGTTTGTGTGTATTTTGTGAAAAACGCTACGGATTGTTCAAATTCTGTTTTGATATCTTGATACGGTATAGAAAATGCAAGACCTATCCCATGATTTACAGTACCCCCTGTTAATATACCATTAACATAATTGGTAATATCAACCATTATATTTTCATTTCCTTTGTCAAAATGAATAGTTGAGATTATATCAGGTGTTGTTCCGTATATACCTTCAGTTGTCCATTCGTAAAGTGTTGTCCTATTGAACCAATTCGAGGGTCTTTCGTCGTATGTGTTATTTCCACTTGTGAAATCATAAGAACCTTCTTCATAATCAAAACCCAAACCCTCATCCCAAAACTCATTTATTTTAAATAAAATTAAATCAAAGGAATTTGTTCTTTGTCTACCCGTTCCTCTTTTTGCACCTAAAAAAGTTTCATCGCCAAATATTGTGTTTGTTAAATTAAGTGTATGAGTGGTGCCTGTGGTTATAACATAATCCCCACCGGTAATTTTATTTTTTAAATCTTCAAAATCAATTTTAAAGATAAATTTAGAAAATTTGTCACCGTAAAAAATTTCGGTTGATGGATTTTTGGAGGTGTTAACCACCGAATCTTTTATAATTGTGTTATTTTTCTCAAAATATGAACGGAAATATGACATCTTTTTATTTAATAAATATCAATTAGTTAATTCTAATTGACTTATTTAAGATGTCGTTTTCGAGAGTTTCTAATAATCTTTTTAATTCTTCACCTTCCGAATAATCTGTTTGTCCAATTATTGAGTTCAGAAGATTGTGTCTATGGGTGAAAATCACATTAATTATTGATCTTAATACCGCCAATAAATTTTCCCCTCTTACGGTTGAAAATGTATTTGGATCTATGTCTTTGACATAGTTTTCTTGTGTATATTCATACTTATCTAAATCATAAAAGGGTACAGGTGTAGATGATTCGTTATCACCTAAATCAGTAGAAAGAAAATATATTTTATCAGATTTTATGGCCGAAAAAGTTTGCTCGGGTGTATTTTCATCAATTTCTAAATATTTTTCTATTTGAACACCATCTTTAAATGGTACCTTAACACTGTTTTGTGACCAAATTAATCCTGCGGTTGGTCCAACTCTTGCAACTGATGTATTTTGTATAAAGTATTCTTTATTTGTCTGTTCTGTTGGATTTGCAGGTGACAGCGATACCATTGATTTAGATGGTCTAAAATAAAAAGGATGAATATCTTCATCGGTGTATAAAGGGTTAACTTCAGATAAATTTAAATCGTGAATATCAAATATAATTGATCTCACTTGTTTAGATGCATCAATAATATCTGTAATGGTTTCTGTAAAAGTAGGTGTAGTTGCAGAGTTGTCCTCATTGATGAGTTGTAGTAAACTTCCTGGTGCCTCTGTGGCAATATTAAAAAAATCAGTTTTAAAGACATTACCATACTCAGATAAAACTTTATAAACAAAGATTTTTATTGTTGCAGGATTTGATTCAGTTGGGGATAGTGAGTCTATTTCATATTCGACTAAATAATTTAAGTTTTTTATTTCATAGTTTCTTTGTGTAATCTCCCTCTCCTTAAGAACCATTTTTTTAGGAAATTTCTTTAAGTATAAGTTTGAAGATTTTTTTGCAAAAATTGGTTCATTAATTAATATCTCTTTATTTTTTACACTCGCAGCATCTTTAGATAATAATTTTCCACCTCTTAATTGTAATCCATTTTCGGTGAATAATAAATCTGAACCTGACTTACCATAAACAGCATAATCTTCTTCGTTTGCAAAACAGTTTTCTGTCTTACCTCTATATGTTCCAGAATCATCTCTTATATCAGGTTTATCTTGTACGAAAATACCATATGTTGTGTTAGATATTTGTTGTGAATATGTTTGATTATTAAAATCATATGTTGTTGTAAAAGGACCCGCAATGTATTCTTGGTTAACAGTTTCTTTGTTTGGATTATAATTAATTATTTTAACTGCTTGACCATTTTCTGGTATAAAATTAATGTTTGTTGGTAAAAATGGTGATGCAACAAATGGATCACTTTTATCCCATAGAGTATATTTTATAGATTTTTCTTTTCCTGATATATAATCATTATATCGAATACATCTAATTCTTCCTAAACCTTTCGGATCAATATTATCAAGACATATACCTAAATCAATAATTTTCATAATCCTTCATGTCTTTTTTTAATTTCATTATTTATCATATTATAATATTCTTCTATAATATCCAAATGTTTGGTCATTTCAACTATTAGTTGTTTTGTATTTTCAAATTCATCACTTAATATTTCAATTGCGGAAAATAAATCTTTGTTAGATTTATTTTTTATATCACTGATAATTTCTAATAGTTTTTCCTTTTCCATATTAAGTATTAAAAAGACCCGTACTGTTATTTGTAAATGGAGGAATAATTCCCGGTCCTAAAGGTGTCACAACAGTTATTGGTCTCGCATTAGTTGTTGACATTGGTGCCTTTGCTAAGTTTTTTACAAGTGAATCCATCATAGAGGATATTGCCGAAACAAAACCATTGTTTTCTCCATTTATTGGTCCGACATCAATACCATTTGCCTGTAATTTAGATATTGTATCCATCATAATTTTTGCACTGTTCAATGATGGTAATTTTTCTGATAACGCCAATAATGGTTTTGGGATTTTGAGATCTAATCCACCGGCAGATTCAATTCCTTTGTCTATTGATTTTATTATGGTTTCAATTAATTCCGCACAACTATCTATATCGTCTTCTTTTATTTCTTTTAAAAACGCAATTAATGCGGATATTACCATGTAATATTTTTTATACTTGGATTTTATTATTTTTGCCGCAACATCTTTTATAAAATTTTTAATATCTTTTTTAATTCTTTTCCAAAAATCTCTCAAGAATGTCCAAAAAACCTCTTTGATTATACAATAAAACATATTGGATAATTTTTTCATGAAAAGTTTAATATCCATGGTAGCCTGAACAGTACCATCTATCGTTACTGAAAACAATTTATATATTGCAACTATAGGTAAGAAAATTTTTGGCGATAAAATACTTTGGATTATTGCTTTAGGTATGTTGATTAAAAATTTTATATTTAATGATAATTGAAAACTTGGTAAATCGAAAGATCCGTCTGATTGTTCAAATGCGTCTGCTGCGGCTTTGTTAAGAGTTGAATTAATTAAATCGTTTGCACTTTTTTTATTTTCTAAAAATATGAAATCTTCTACAATTTGTGTGTTTACTGGAACTTCAAAATTATTACATGTTTGAAATACTAAAACTTTTCTCAGTCTTGCATCCTCATCATCAAGATCAATTCCTTCCACGTCGTCAAAATTGAAATAAAATTCTTTATCTTCATCGTTCTCATCAAACATGTCAGTTGGATTCTGATTTTTTAAATCATCTCGTTTTGTTTGATTTCCACAGAAAGACATAATTTTCTTCAATAATCTTTCTAAATCATTAATTGCACTATCAAAACTTACATTTACAGTATCACCTCCTCCACTTGTAGATATTGGGTTAGTATTGACAGCATTTAATGTCATTATCATAGCATTTTTTAAAATGGTTTTTATATCCGGCATTTCAATACTACTATAATAATCATCCAAAAAATCCTCAACCTTAACATCAACCCCACAGTTACCAGGTGAACTACCTTGTGTTAATCCTGTGATATTAAAACGTTGATTAGAATCATCCCAATTTATGGTAAATAATGTTTTATTACTTGGTGTATCAAATTGATAGGGAGTACCTTGGAATGTGGTAAAAAGATTTCTGTTTACCTTTTCTTTACCCGATTCTTTTATTGGTTCGTATATAATTTTACCCAAATCACTATTTGGGGTAATTGTCAAAATATTTAAAAAATCTATTTCTCTTGGTTTGAGTGTAACTTGATCATATGTACAACCACTAAATGTCTTATTATTACCACAAACTCCACCATTAGAAAACAATGCTGTTTTCACACAATCCATAACAATCTCTTTGGATTTATTTACAGTTGAATCTGCGGCATCAATTGCGTGTCTTTTTAATCTTTGTGTCGATGCGAATTTATCGAAATCATCAGCCTTTCTACCACTTTCTAAAATCTTATTTAATGGACCAAGTATTTCAGAAAATATATCCTTTTTATTTTGTTTTTTTCTATTTCTATTTTTTCTTGAGGATTTTAAACCTTCTAATTTTTGACTTAATTCTTTACTTGATGGTAAATCTTTTGTAACGAGATCGGCAAGATCATTGAATGAACGAGAATCAAGTGTATTTTCATTTGTTTTCGTTGCATCAATTGCCTCAATTTTGGCTAATAATTCATTTATTTTTTTCTTTAAACTCATTACAATTTATAATTCTCGTTTTTTTTATCTTCGTCATCAGTTAATAATTTATCAAGTAAATCTCTGTCCTCGTCTGATAAACTCAATTTACCCATAGGTGATCCTTTCGAACCCCCCTGAGTTTGTTTTAATAAAACACCTTGTAATTTTACAAGTGAAATTTTCTTTTCGGTACAGTCATTTAAAATTTTTTGTTGTTCCTTAATTACAGGACCAATAACACTCATATCCTCAGCGTCTTTCATGAAAGACATCATTTTACGCATGATTGTAGATGCGGTATTTCTATTTTCAACAACATCATTATATATTTCTTGCATTAGTGCTAAAGCGGAATCAACATCTAATGTTATGTTTTTTCTTTCTCCTCTCATAACAAATAAATAGATTTATTCTAAAAACCCACTCAAAATACCATCATATAATTTTTTAAACTTTTTTAGTGATATTCGAATTTCTTTAGTGGAAAGTGAAGTCATTTCTCTTAATGATAGTAAAATCAAGTTTTTATTGAATTTGTTACCATCACCAATTTGGAATATTTTATCAAAATTGCTAAAAATTTCCAATAACGCATATCCAAGTTTTTGTTCATTTTCAGTTAAAGATTCTTTTTCCATGAATTCTTCTAAAGAAATGGTTAACTTGATTATGACATCTCTATAATCTAAAACATCGTCATCAATGGTGTACGAATGTTCGGGACTTTCTTCTATCGACGATGAGATATCATCATATGATACGCTTCTATTCATTTCTTTGGTGTCTTTCTGAATTGCTCCCATTAGGTAATTCTTACAAATAGTTCCAAAATATGAATATGCTTTGTGATTTTTTGTGTGGTCAAATTTATTGATTTTAGTAATCAAAAATGACATGGTATCATCATGTATTTCTTGAAACTCTAAATCTTTTCTATACAATTTATAACGTCGAATAATTGATTCGACCATTATAATCAGGGGTTCTCTTAAATATTCGTTGAATATCTTATTTCTATCGTCCTCGGATTCAGATTCTAAATATCTTATTACCGCTTGTTCTTGATCCTCCCCAAAATATATTTTTTGGGTTCTTTTTCTCGGCATTTATGATTCAATATAATTTACATCACGTTTATTTTTGAAGAAAAATTCTTTTTTTGCCGTTTCTAACCAAAATTTAACTTCGGGTTCTTTCAATTTAGTATCCTCATTATTTTTATATAACCAAAATAGTGAATCTTCTCTGAAATTGACATGCTCATAACCAATTTTAGGTACAGTAATAATTTTAACACCATTATGTGTCATTCTTAATAAAAACTCATATGTGAATGTTAATTTTATATTTTCTTTAAACATTCCATTTTCTTTTATTACTGATGTTCTATATAACGCACCACTTGTTTGATAATTTTGAAAATCTAATAATACTTCATTATCTAAGTATCCCTGTTTTTCTGTGAAACCATATGCCCAAGTTGATTCATTTGTGAAACTTAAAAACTTCCCTTCTTGATTAATATCTTTAACGATAGGTAAGAATATATCAACATCCGGATTTTCTTGGATATAATCATTCATGTTTTTCAACCAAACGGATTTGTACTGATCGTCAACTTCTAAAATTGAAAACCATTCGGTGTCACATTTCGTGATACCTAAATTAATTTGAGTACAAAAATCCGTACTACCATTATTAATTACATAATCAATTTCTAATTTATTTGATAAATTTTTAATTTTGTCTTTAAGACTTCCTGGACAAACAATACTAACTTTCACATCGTTATGAAAATCTTCTACCGATTGAATAGAATTTTTTAACATTACGTCATAGTTATCATCCAATTTATGAATTGGTAATATAATTGTTATTTTTTTCATGCTGTTTCTTTTTCTTTTAATTTTTCAATTCCTGATTTTATTGTTTCAAATCTTCTTGATTTAAAAGATTCAAATATTGACAAGATGTTATTTTTTGTTACTTCAGAATTGTAAGGTAAAAGTGTATCTTTCATTTTTTGTTTAACATCATCATTCAAATCAATTCCTTCAATCCATGCTAAAACAAATGTTCCTAAAATATCGACAAGTTTATCAATATCATATGTCCACATACCATTTTCAGATAACCAATCGGGTTCGGTATCTGGAATTTTTCCAACCACAGGGACACCACATTTCATTGATTCAAGAGGAAACGTACCAAATGTTGACTCATCATCAACCCACAATGACACCATACATTCTGATAAATTTTTAGAAAATTCTTCATATGTCATTTGTACCATATCTCTAAAAGTGATCCATCTTAGTTGAGGATATTTTAAATAAAACTCTGAAATTAATCTTCTATGTATATTTCTATCTCTACAAGATATTGCAACATATGGTTTTTTTAATTTATCATTTGGTTGGAATATATCTTCTACCATTGGTGGGATGATATGAACTAAGCTTTCAGGAAAAATACTTAGAATATATTTTTTTGTTGCTTCTGTTGTGGTGATTGCTCTATCAAAACCATAATCACTCCATCTACTACCAATTGGTAAATTTTCAAAAATATAATCTTTTTGTTGTACTAACATTACTTTCATGCATTTCACATTGGAAAGTTGGTGTAAAACATTTGAATAATATTCAGGGACAACAAGAATGTCATCAATTCTAAGTTCTACTTTATCATCTTTTATAGATAGTACCTCTAAATCTTGATACTTATCTCCTAACCATGATGATACACCTTGATAATTTTTATCTTCAACTAAAATTTTTGGGTTTTTACCATTTTGTTTTAGGTGTAGTGCCATATCGTAGATATGTTTTATTGATGCTCTCGGGTTTGATTTTGAATCGTATGTTAAAAAATAAATGGAGTTTTCATTATTTTCTAATCTTAATAACGATTCTTCTAATTTAATAATAGTTTCTTCTTTATTCATTTTCTTCAATTAAAATTTCATATTTTATTAATGTGTTAAACGCAAATTTAAAAGATGTTGTAGTATCTTTTTGACCAAAAACTCCCATGTCTTCATCAGTTTCATCAAATTCATTTAAAAGTCTTTCTAAACACATTTTGATTACTTCATACTTGAAGATATTGATTTCAGTTGTTTCTGACCCATCGTCTTCTTTTATTGTGTTTTCTGTTCTACATTTTTCGGTAATTCCATCAATGTCGATGTAATAGTACTTTCCGAAGATTTCAACCATATTTCTTGTATTTCACTTAATTTAGTTATTTCTTTATTATGTTTAAAGTATTCGTTGTATGTTGTATTAAATTTTATAAACTCTTTATCACTTGGACATTTATCCAAGATTTTTTTATTATCGGAAATCCATAAATCACATTTTTTCCATTCATCGTCAATTTTTTCTGAATAAATAAATTTTATATTACTACATAAACATCCATTTTTAGATAAAAAGAATAATGTACCAGGTTTTGATTTACCCCATTCATCCAATCCAATTAATGTAAAATTGTGATTTTTATTTTCGTAAATTAATTTATTCAACTCAGTGAATGTATTAAAATAACTTAATCCGGCGTGACCAAATATCTCTATTGGGTATTCAATAAATAAAAAATTTTCAAACTCTTCTTTAGATTGAAATTTATAATAATCTAATAAATTATCATTTTGAACCGGTTCAACTTTACCGTATTCAAAATTGTTTTCGTCAATAAATTCAGAATTAATGAAATTATCATTATAGTGATAATCGAATTTTTGAATAATATTTCTCAATACTCCATCTATACTAATATAAATTTCCATATTGAAAATATATGTGTAATATTGTTATAAGTAAACCCTATTCGTATCTTTCAAGTATTTTACCAATGATTGGGTTTCTCACAATGTCTTCGTTTCCAAATTCAAAGATCCCAACACCATATAAATTTTCTAATCTTTTTTTGGCGTCGTATAATCCTGATTTGGTTTTATCTTTGTATTTGTCTGATTGTTCTAAATCTCCTGATAAGAAAAATTTTGAATTAAAACCAATTCTTGTAAGTAATAATTTAATTTGAGCGGGAGTTGCGTTTTGTGCTTCTTCAAATACAAGAATAGTGTTATCAACATTCCAACCTCTCATATAAGCAAGTGCGGCAATTTCAATGAATCCTTCATCTTTTAATCTTTCTCTTGATTCTTTACCAATAATCTTATTTAATAGATAATAAGAAGGATAGATATATGGATCTAACTTTTCTTCAAGACCACCAGGTAATGAACCTAATTTTTCTTCAGCTTCAACCGCCGGTCTAACTATGATAATTTTTTCATATTTGTTATTTTCGTCCCATAGTAAATCTATGGCTCTTTTCATAGCAATATATGATTTACCGACTCCCGCAGGTCCAAAACACAAGGTTATTTGATTTTCACCTAATATTCTCCAATACTCTTCTTGTGATTTTGTGAGAAATTTTTCTTTTGGTTTTTTTATTATTTCTCTAATTCTTTGCTTGTTAGTTGTTTTCTTCTCCTCTACAATTTTTACCTTCTGTCTCAAAATTTATATTTAAAATTACGTTTATTTATATAAATATAATTACTTACCAGTTGACCCAAATCCACCAACACCTCTATCGGTTTCAGAAAGATTTGTCGATTCCACAAAATTAACTCGTGGATATGGTATAATCATAATCTGTGCAACTCGATCACCTACTTTATAATCCATTTCATCAATTCTAATATCATTTTTTCCGTACACCTTTTTAAACGTTGCTTGTAATTCACCTCTATATCCACTATCAACCACACCCACACAATTTGTTAAACTCAAATCAGTTTTTCTAATAGATGAACGAGGAAAAATTAATCCAACAAATCCTTCTGGTATTTCTAAAGCAACACCTAACCCATAGGTTATATCAAATGTGGTATTAGATATAATTGACGTTGCAACTAAATCCATTCCAGCGTCACCTGGTTTTGCGTATGTAGGAATTACAGCATTATCATGTAGTTTTTTAATTTTAACATTAATTAAAAAATTAGATGATTGAGTATTGTTAACATTTATTTCCTGATTCAACTTTTTCAATAAATTATCGATGTCATTAATAAATTCTACATCTAATTCATCGTCATCATCTTCATTTAGATTTTTTTCAATCTCTTGTAATTTTTTCAAGTAGTTTTGAAATTCAGCTTGATCCATTTTTTAAATTTATTTTTTCATTAATCCAAAGATCTAATTTTTTAATTCTATCTTTTAGATCGTTATCTATTGGTCTAAGACAACATTCAACAAATACATCTGTTATTCGTTGTAGTTCTTCAACCGTAATTGTAACACCTCTTTGGGACACATACTCCAAAGCAAGTTTACTTTGAGACTGTCTTAATATTTGTATGTCTCTACTGAAAAATTCCATTATTTGTAATATTCAGGTGTGTTTTTGTTGTCTATGATACATTCGATCGGCATTTTAACAATCGAAATACTTTCACTTGATCTTATGTCTCCTGAACGATATTTCGATGCAACAATAGTTGCCTCTTCTACTGTTTCTGCTTCAACAATATATTTCAATTTTTGAAGTCTTGGGTTACCATTTCTGTCCATTTGTTCAGTTTCATAACCGATTGTTACTAAGTAATGCATAATTTTTGTTTTTATTTTTTAATTATTGATTTGAAAAATTCTACTCTGTCTTTACAAACTTTTTTTAATGAATATTTGTCTTTTACTGTTTCATATAATCTATTTCCCATATCCTCTATCATATTAGGGTTTTCAATTAATTTTTTCATTAATTTTGCCCAATCTTTGTGATTTCTATTAGGTGAAACTAACAACGCGTTTCCTTTTGAATTAAATTTACCATTATCTAAAATGTTTACTAAATCTAAAGTATATGGTTGAACTTCACTTGCGATAATAGCCTTTTTATGGAATCCCGCTTCAATTGCCTTTAATTGTGATTTATTTGAATTAAAAACTGAATCGATAAGAGGTGCCAATGACACATCAAAATAATTATAATTTAACGCATATTTGTTAATGTCTTGTGTCCATCTTCTTACATATGGTTTGTCTTTATCTTGATATTCTATTTGTACAAAGTTATTTAAAAATTTTGAATATTCTTCATCTAAAACTTTATAATCATCAGTAAACATCTGTTCGTATCTGTACCAAACTGTTTCTGTGGGTTTTAAGTCTCTTCGATTAATTTTTCCTGTTGTTTGATCAATCTCAGTCATAGTACCTCTAAGATCAAATCCACATAGTACAAATTGTACTTTATTTTTATACGAATTATGAATTGAGGAGATTCCGTTTTTCATTAACTCTATATCATGTAAGTGAGAAGATCCTCCTAACCATCCGAATCTAATTTTTTCGCTTGGTAATGGATTTGGTTTAAATTGATTTTCTTCTTCATTTATTGAGTTTGGAAAAATTGCAATCTTATCAATTTTTAATTTATCTTTTATTGTTTTTTGGAAAATCGGAGTAGTTGTTGTAACATAGTCAACAAGTTTCATCATCTCAATTTTCTTTTCTGCGATTTTTGCGGTTTTAACTTGCACGTACATTGGATGTCTTTGATCTACTGTCCAAAAATCATCAATGTCCATAACAGTAACAATGCCTTGTTTTTTCAACCAATTAATTCTATCGATATTTTCTTCATGTGTGTTAGAATGAATGAAACTGTGAAAAACTACAATATCGTAATTTTTAAAAACGTCATCATTATTTGGGACATCGAATTGGATATCAACATGAACATCTTCGGTGTAGTTTTCACCAATAAATGTAAAAGGATCTAATATTCTATATTTACCAACACCATGTTTATCTGAAGGTATTGCAAGTATTCTTATCTTTGACATTATAATATTTTATATGATAAAATATAGAAAAAAAAATTAAGAAAACAAAATCAAATCGATTTATTTGCCATACAGATTCCTGATTCGGAATGTAAATTATAACCCTTGTTAATCAAGTAATTATAAACAGATGATTTCTCATCATCTAATAAATTAAAATCTTCGAATATTATAAAATTTGGTAGGTGTTTACTACTTAATATAAGTTTTGCATCCAAACCTTCAACGTCTAAATGTAACCAATTGATGTCGTTTGTGAGTAATTCATTTATACTTATAGATTCTTTTTTCGTCGAGTATATTTTTTCAGTTTCCCAATTTTTTATAACTCTTTCTACAATTGAATTAGTATATCCCCGTCCTCCTTCAAAAAATTCAACACTTCCTCCATTTGGAGTAATGATGGAATTAATTAATTTGATTCCATCTTTTCCGTCATAATTATATTTTAATTTATCGTATTGTTTTTCACTACCTTCAACTAATATCATATCAGACATATAGTTTCTAACTAAAGGTACCCACTCACCAAATTCACCATCGTGTGTGCCAATAACCAAACCTTTAGGTTTAATATTGTTATTGATTAATTTTTTACAATATAACCATAATGACTTATAAAAAATTGATCCGTGTTGCATAATATCCCAATAGTATTGGTATATGAACTTTCCAAATTTATCTTTAACAACAACATCATTAATTTCAGATTCAGGATATTGTGCCCACATATTACTATTTAACTCAACGGACCATACGATATTTTTTGATACTACATTTTTAATTTCAAATTTTAATGGTAATTGATCTACTGTGAATATTTTTGAAAGATCACCTGTTGTAATTTTAATATCCTTATCGTACTTAATATCAATCATAAATGCTTGTCAATAAAAATATCTATATTATTTGACCATAAAGTTTTTGCCTCTGTTTTAATTCTATCCTCGGTCCAATCCCACCATGCTATTTTTAATAATGATTCAATTTGTTTTGGATTGAATCTATATTTTACAATTTTTGCGGGATTACCAACAACAATTGAATATGGAGGAACATCTTTAGTCACTATTGATCCTGTTCCAATAACTGATCCATTATGAATTTTAACACCAGACATAATTGTCGATTTTGCACCAATCCAAACATCATTTTCAATGATAATATCACCTTTACATGTTGGATGACCCATTTGCATGTGTATGTCCGCGATTTCAGGTGTAACGGGTCCCCACAATTGAGAGCTTGTTGTAATCCAATCTACTCTATGGTTTGCATGTAAAAAAAAATTACAATCTCTACCTATGGAATTATATTTTCCTATATAAACATGATAATCATCACTCCAAGAAATTATATTTACATTTCTATCGAAGTAAGTCCCTCTATCTGCATGCCAAAGATGAATATTTTCAATACTCATAAACTATTTCGCCTTGTTAACTCCGGTGATCTTTCCTTTAAAAATAGAATCTCCGACCTTGAGTACAAGATTTTCGTTTATAGTTGCTGTTTGTTGTGCTGTGAGTATTTGATTTAATTTTTCGTCTAAAACTTTTCTAACAGTATTTTCTATCATTACCGCAATAGAATTCATATCTATACCATTAGATATGTTTTGTGTTTGTTTTTTTTGTGTACCCTTTGTGACAATACCCTCTTGCTCCATTAATCGTTTTGCACCTTTGACAACTTCCATATCTAAAGTATCATTCAAAGATATTGTGGGTATAGGATTTTCAATCATTGCCCTTTTAATTGCATCAGGCAATTTTGAATTTTGAATTTTTGATGTATTGATTGGCATTGGAGACTTTACTGTTTGAGTTTGTAAAGTAGAAATGTCAATTTCTTCAGGTGAAGATTTAATTATCGATTCGTTTACATTTCCTCTTTCAAAATTTCCCGAATCAACAACATTCATAACCTTTTTAGCTTGTACGAGTCTTGACATTAAATCATTTTGACTTATAACTCCTTTACCTTGTTGTGACATAATAATAAATATTTTAAATAATAATAACGTTTTTTAAAAAAACATTAAAGTTTTAATTCTTTTGATGGATTCTTGAAGATTTTTATTTTCTTCTTCGTCTTCTTCAGGATTTACTGGTGGTTTTTCCTGTGGTTTTGGTTCTGGTAATTCTTTTTCTTTGTTAGAAATCTCATCACCCTCGATATCTTTTGTTGGTTCTTGATCTGGTTTTTCCTGTGGTTTTGGTTCTGGTAATTTTTCTACCTCAGGTTTTTCAGGTTCTTTTTTTGTTATTGGTTCTGGTTTAACAGTTTCGGGTTTTTTAGGTTCAGGTTTTGTAATCTCAGGTTCCGTTGGAGTTGGTTGAGGTTTTTTCTTTTTCTCTATGTCTTTTTTATCTTTGAATGATGTCTGTACATATACAGGATTCATTTTAGAATCACCATCTTCCCTATAACCCGGTCTTTTTTCAAAGGTTTCATCTGATATCGTCAAATTTTTCATTCTACTTAGAATGAATGTTCTCCAATTACCTTTTTGAAATCCTGATTTGGTTACTGAACCCGAATTTGAATCAACCCACGCTCTTAATATTAGTTTACCTTTGGAACTAACCCCCATGGCAACAGGTTCTACATTAAATCTTTTTCCTTGTTTTACACTATCTTTTTTCGGTTTTCTTGGGCCAGTATAAAAAAATGTAATTTTGTTTCTATTTCTAATTGCGTCAACAATAGGTTTATTTGCCGTTGTTTTTAAAATAGCAGGATCTGTTTGTTCTGAAACAATATTTGTTATAATTTCTAAAAATCTCATTTTGTTGGGAAGTCGGGATATGTTTTATTAGAATTGTATTTCACATTCACTTTAGTATTACTTGTTCTCTCATTCACATCTGTTTTACTACCCGCAGAATAATTATAAACATCTAAAAATTTACCTGTTCCTTTTCCTTTGTCATCACCATTACCTCTTGCATTAGGGTGTTCTGTTGAATATGAATTATCTGATTTGTAGGTATTTTTAACAATATTTTCATTTCTTTTTTGAATATCTGTTAATGTTCCAATTTTACCGTTAACATCACCTCTACCCTTTTCATCATCATTTGATAATGCATTTGGATGTTCTGATCCATATTTGTTATTTGATTTATAAATGTTTTTGGCAAGTAACTCTGTTCTTTTTTTAACATCAGTTGAGTTACCAATTTCATTTTTTCCTTTTTCATCACCATCAGAATTCGCATTAGGATGTTCGGTACCATATTGATTTTTTTCTCCGTACATATTTTTTGTAACATTATCTGTTCGAGATAAAATATCAACTGAACTTCCTATTTCATTTTTTCCTTTTTCATCACCATCCGAATTTGCATTAGGATGTGAACTATCGTAATTTTGTTTCTCGTTATAAACATTTCTTGCAACAAGTTCTTGTCTAAATTTATCGGATATTAAATCGATTTGTGATGGCATTTTACATTAATTTTTTTATTCGTTCAATTTCTTCAAATAATTTTAAAGAAGTTGAAAATTTATTAGAGTTATTTTTCATACTCATATCAGGTAAAAATGAGGGTTTTTTTCTATGTTTTGAAAGGTGACTATTTTTTCTACTTCCTTCCCCCGCAATTTCATCTGCTCTTTTTTTTGAATCTTTTCTGTTACTTATTAATTCTCTTTCACCATCTAAAAATTGTTTACCCCATTTTAACATTTCATGTCCTCCCGCTAAATCGTATTTCACTCTATTAACAGAAGTATCCATATTTTGTAAATCGTGTATTATTCTTTTTAATTTACCATATTTGACTTTTTTATCCGCCAAAAGTTTTTCAGCTCTTTTGGTGCCATTATGACTTTCACCATTTAAACCAACTAATGTATGATTTATTTTATCAAGTATATTTTGTGGTATATCAAATTCTCTATGTCTTAATTCTCTATTCATCCTTTTTTCAAATAATTTAATATATCTTCAGGTGATAAGTCGTTACTCTCCATTGCACTTTTTAGAGAATCTAACTGTCTTTTAACTATTGAATTTATTTCTTTAGTTTCCATTTCTCCATTTTTAACAATATCATTGACATCTGATTTCTTTTTTAAAACACTTTCCAAATACTCTTCAACAAACTTTTTTGGATTTTCGACTAATCTTACTTGTCCATTCGGTAAATCTTTGTCATAACCCATATCATCTAATTTTTCTTCAGCACTATCTTCGGGAACTTCTAATTCATCTTCTAAATGTTTTTTAGCCTTATCATATGGTAAATCTTTAAGAATCGTATCATCCGCACCTAATATATTGTCCAATTCGACTTCAAGGATATCTTTTTTTGTAAGTTCTTTACCTTCCGCCCAATATTTCAATGAAGTTGCAACACCATATCTACCACCACCAAGTTGTCCAAACGCATGATTACCCATTTGACCCGCGGAACTTAATGTAACTTCGTCACTTATTTTATTTTGTGTAATAAACTTAGATGCGAAATTTGCGTATTTTTTACCTCTTGCAATATTACCTTTGCCATCCACAATTTCATCAACTTCTTCCTCTTTTTCTACTTTATCAGGTATTTTTTCGTAATCTGTCTTATCTGAGAACTCTTTTGCCCATTTAGCCCATTTTTTACCTTTTTTACCACCTTTTCCGGCTTGAGCGTAAAAAAATCTTTGTTGTGCTTTTGATGCAAACTTCTCTTCAATTACTTGTTTAATAAAATTATTCATCTAAACAGTTTTTTATATAAATATCAAACTTAGGGAAAGATATTTATTATAACATGAATACACAGAATATTTTAAAATATTACGGGTCTAAATTGGATGTCAAGTTAGATTATTCGGAATTTTACGATTATGAAATTGCTAAAGTGGATTTAGATTATAATTCAGAAGTACTGGATTTAACTACACCTATATCATACGACACCTTAAAAATTAACACAAACTTAGAAGATTTCAGTTGTGGAAGGTCTACGATATCTCTCTATGAAATTGATAATCGAGATAATGATCCGAACTATCCATATTCAGGATTAACCGCTACGATTGATTATACAAACTTTGTTAACAGGATTTCTAACACATTTTCAAATACTATATTGAATAGTAATGTCTTTACATATACAGGAATTACAGGAGAAACACATTTTTTTGGGATCAATTCCTATAATCAATCGAAAACCTATGATGTTGATTTTGGAGTTCCTAATGAATCGGTATTAATAAGTGGATTTACAACAGGGACAACTCTTGTATTAAAATGTGGGGAAAGGTTAGAAAATGAATTAAATTGTTGTTCCGTACCAAATAAATTATCGAATAAACCATGGGCATATCAATTCATGGAACCATTTATATCGGGTTGTACTAAAGTTATTGAAAGACGTGTTGAAAAGGGTTGGACATTAGATTTTATTTTCAATAGAGAGGATTTACCGTGGTCAAGCGGTGGAGTATTTTATTATTTTGGTGTAAGGGGTTCTGATTCGGTATCAGACTATGCTGATAATAATTTGTCATTTCAATTTACTTCAGATAGAAGAATTAAATGGGTTGCACATCATTATTCTGGTTATTGTCAAACCACAAATGGATTCTCTGAAAGTTATTATATAAGTTCAGGACAAACACCTCAATTGTGTACCACAGGATCCACAAAAGATTTTAATCTAACCATAGTTTTTGATAGATACAATAGATATCAAAATTGTGATTTGGAAAATGATGGGGGTTGGAACGATTTACTTGGTTATCAAATCAACGACTATAGTGATACTACAGTTACCGCAGTAACCTCCACTCAATTATCTACATATGAAGATACTTATGAATTTTTAAATAAAAAATGGTCTGATGAAAGAGATAAAAGACTTGGGACATTAAAAATTTATTTAAATGGTAGACCAATTTATAAATTAGAAAATTGGGAAGAGATTGTTCCATCGAATAGAGGTACACAACCATTTATACAATCATGGGGAGGAGGAACTGGTCTTATGAATAACATACATAACGGTGTATGTTGTTTTAATATGAAATCAATAAAATATTATGAAGAACCCTTAGATTTTGTTCGTGTTAGACATAATTTTTTAACAAGACTCAATAATTTTGATTTCTTTATTTGTGGAGAAAATTGTGAAGAGGATATTTTTAGTTTGGGTGATGGTCATATTTTAGATGATGAAGATAATATTTTATTAGGTGACGGAGACTCACATTTAATATATAACGGATAAAATTATATTTATATAAAATGGCAACAAATAAGTACATACATCAATTATCAGGAATAACAAATCCAAGTCTAACAGGTTTTACAGTTTTTGATACTCAGGAATCGACATATAAAGTTTCTTTGGACAGTTTGAGACAAACTCTTGTTGATAGTGGGTCTCACTTTTTTACGGGAAGTCAAACTATAAATGGAAACTTAACTGTTAGTGGATCAATAACAGCACAACAATATGTTGTAAGTTCATCTTTAATTAACGTTACAAATTATAATGTAAGTGGATCATCAATATTTGGAAACTCATTAGACGATAAACATCAATTTACTGGTAGTGTTAATATAACAGGTAGTTTCACAATAAATGGAACCACATTCTCCGCAATGACATCAGGAACTTCCGGTACTTCGGGTGCCGCGGGAAGTTCAGGAACAAGTGGGACATCAGGTCAATCGTCAATTCTTGGATTAACATGGAAAAAGGGAAATTTTAATGATGAAGGATATTTTGGATCGGGACCAAGTAATCAATATTTATCGGTCGATTATTTTTTATTTAACAACACATCTTGGGATTATAATAATGATTCTGTCGCAAGTAGTGGAAATGCCACTAACTTTTTAAATGGTATTTCTTTTGGTACAATTTTTCATTTTACAAAAATTGGTCAACCACAAAATTTTGGAATTTATAGGGTAACAGGGGTAACTACCGGTGCAACAAGTACAACAGTTTACGTACAAGATTTGGCGGGAAATAGTTTACAAGGAATACAACCTAATGAAGTATATAGTGTTTTTTACACTAATTCGGGAGATAGTATTTTTGCTCAAACAGGTTCTGTTTGGGCAACAACAAATGATTTAGAAATTACGGGTTCTATCGGAGTCGAGGGGATCGTAACATCTTCTCAATTTATATCTACCGATATCAATAACGCAGAAAATTTTAAAGTGGGTGATAATGTTTGGTTAGGTGATATTGGAATGACTGATACTTTAGTTGTTAAAGGTATTCAAGATTCGGGATCAGGTTATATCAAATTTGGTTTAGCAAACACACATCAAAATCCATATATTGGACATGATTCAGGTGAAGATGCCAATGTGCTTTCTGTTAATGCCGACACCACCAAATTTTCAAATGCAATAATTGTTGGTGGGGGAGGACTAATCGCCGGCAATCCACAAATGTTACATGTAAACAGCTCAGGTAGTTTTAATATTGCTTATTTTGTTGGTGACACTGATACATATTCTCAAATAAATGTAAAAAATATAAATTCAGGCGGAGGTTCAAGTAGTGATATCGTCGCCACCGCGGATAATGGAACAGAAGATTTACATTATGTAAACATGGGTATCAATTCAAGTGGATTTGATACACCTTTTTCTGTTGGTTATCAGAATGATGCATATGTAATTAACAGAGGTAGAGATTTATATATTGGTTCATTGGATGGTCCCGATCCCGACCACACACACGTTCACTTATTCTCATCAAATAGTTGGCAAAATCCACAGATTAATATTATAAGTGATGCAAGAATTGGATTTAATACGGGATCTGTTAGTTCAGGATTTACATATGAATTTAGTGGTAGTGTTAAATTAAAAAATGATTTAAGTGTTAATGGTAGTGCAACTTTGAATAATAGTAATATAGTTTCATCAGACACTATATTAAAAATAGAAACAATAACATCATCATCATATACATCAATAACACCCGTTAGTGGAACATTATATATTATAATTGATTAAGATGGGTTTATTTGAAAATATAGATAATATAATTCTTAATGGTAATAGTGCAAGTAAGGCTTTCTTAAACGGTAATGATGTTTGGGGGATGATGACACCTACACCCACACCAACCGAAACTCCTACACCAACACCTACGGTAACACCAACCCCAACTCCATTAGATTCAACACAATTATTAATAAATCCTCATTTCGATTTAGGAACAACAGGATGGTCTGCAACAGGAGGATTTGGGACATGGTCCTTTACTTCATCAAATCAAGTCGCCGTTTTAAATAGTGTCTTATATTTTACATATGTAAGTCGAACTGTTAGTCAATCTGTTAACGTTAGTAGTTACATTTCATCCTCAGATTCTTTTGAGGGTGTCCTTAATATTAAACGTGAGGAAAATGGACCCAATAATAATGATACGTATACTTTTACTTTGTTATTTAAAAACTCAAGTGGGGCAACGGTTGCAACGAAAACAACAGGGTCAAATGTTGCACCTCTAAATTACACAGATATAACGTTAACGTTAAATAGAAGTGAAATCCCATCAACATACGATACAATTACAACAGTTGATGTTCAGATTACAGGTGTAGATGCGGGATTTTGGAATGGAAATCATGGACCGTGGGTTGAATACGTAAATTTAAATGTAGTTAGTTATTTGGATTTAACACCAACTCCCACACCTACGATGACACCTACTTCCACACCAACACCAACCGAAACACCAACACCAACACCAACACCAACCGAAACACCAACACCAACACCTACGGTAACACCAACACCAACACCAACACCAACCGAAACACCAACACCAACACCTACGGCAACGCCAACAGGATATTCATTTAATTTAGTATCAACACCATATAATTTCCCTTCATCAGGAAATTCAATAATGAATGACCCAATAGGAAACGTATCGGGTTCTACTGAAATAAATTTATTACAAACAACAGGTAGAGGGTTCTATTTTAATAAAATAGATAATGAAAGTGTTGATAGAATAAGTTACTATTCTGGATTTACAGGACATAGTGTAACAATAACATTGACTCAAAATAATAGTACTGTAATATATTCGGGTGATACAAATTCATTTAAGTTTTGGAGTCAAGGTGGGGTTGAGGGATTTGTATTCGGAACGAACATAGGTGTTCCTCCAACACCATCACCGAGTGGTGTGGCAACTTTAATACAATCGGCACCAACACCTTGGGTTATTGGTGACCCTGTTTATGTGGGTTTACAAAATAATTAGTATTTATAAGATATGGAATTTTTTATTAGACAAGGGGCTTCAGACCCAATATTAAAAATGAGATTAATTGATGATGGTAAAAATGATAAATCATCATTTAATGACATGTTGGAAAATTCTGACATTACATTTGAAATGTTTGATGTTGAAAATGATGTGTACCATATATTAAATGGTCAATGTTTAATAACTACAAGAACAAAAAAATATGACCAAACAACTGACGAATATTATATAACATATAGATTTACAGAAGAAAACACAAAGATTAAAGGTAGATACGAAGGTATTGTTACAATACAATTTTTAGATGTAAATTCAAATCCAACAAACAAACTAATACTTCCAATAAAAGAAAAACTTTTTATTAACATAGTATAATGCCAAAGAAAATTAAAAGTTTTGGAAGTACAAACAAAGTCATCACAACACAGAATACAAATTTTAGTATTGGTATAGACAGTTTAGATGATTATGGTGAAACAAAAAACTCCGGATTTTGGATGGGTATTGATAACCCACCATGTGGATACACAATTTATGTTCATAGAAATATTGGAGGACCAACTATACATGTTGCACATGACGATACACAATGTATATTTTTTTTAAGATCTTTTGGATCGACAGGTACTACTATAAGTGAAGTTCTCGCTTGGTCAACAGGAAGAACCGATTTGTGGGTAGATGGAACAGGATGTGGGGGTTCAACTCCTACTCCTACACCTACACCTACCGCAACTCCTACACCTACACCTACACCTACCGCACCACCACCAGTTGCATCAGATCCGACTTTGGAAATATGGTATGATTTCTCAGATAGTGCGACTATTACCTTAGGTACGGGTACAGATATAAACTCTGTAAATGATAAATCAACTGGAACGGTAAAACCATCAAACTCTACTGGAGGTAAAAGACCAAAACAAGTTACTTCATATCAAAATGGTCTTAGTGTTGCATATTTTGATGGTGATAATGATCAATTTAGTGTTAACCCAATTACAAATTTCCAATCAATATCTGGTGCCACTATGATAGTTGTTGGTAAATTTAATACAACAGGTATAACATATACAATGGTACAAGGAGGTCAAAATAACAACCAAAGAAATGCAAACTGGTTAGGTACAACGGGTGGAAAATACAGAATTGGTATGGGTCAAGGATTATCAACAACAACCAATACAGTTGATACTAACTTCAATATATTTACTTGTGTTTATGACGGTTCACAAATAGGAAATAGTGATAGGTTGAAATTTAGAATTAATGGAATAGACCAATCATTAACATTTAGTGTAAATGTAAGTGGCACAACTTCATCAGATACGAACTACATTTATATTGGAGAAACGGCAAATGGTGTTGAGGATTTAAATGGATACGTTGGTGAAGTGTTGTTATACACTAAGACATTAACTAATAGTGAAATAGTAAACACCGAAAATTATCTCAAAAATAAATGGGGGATATCCTAATTTTTTTTTACAAAAATTTTAATTATATTTATTAGTGTCAAGGCAAATTGTGATTTAACATCACAAGCAAATACGTCACATTAAAAATATAAATAATGAAAGAGGTTATTTCTCAGGAAATTATCGAAAATTTCCTAAACGGATCCGATCCGGAAGAATTCATAGTTGGTGTAGAATACGATTATCCAACAAATACAATTTATAAAATTATACAAGATCCTGAAAAAGGAAAAAAAGTAATATCAGATAAATTCATTCCATTTTTATGGGTTGGTGATTTGTCTGGATTAAATTTTTATAATAATTCCAAGGCAACTCAAAAAAGGGCCATGATGAAACATGGTATTCTAATTGAAAAATTGGAAACATATGGAAACGAAAGGTTAGAAAATGGTTTAAAATATCTCGTAAAAAGCACAAAAAGTTATACCAATTTAACAAGTTTTTTTAGAGAGGGTGGTGTTGATCCGTGGAATGAAAATTTTAGACAATATTTTCAAGTATTGTCTCCTGTAGAACAATATCTAATAGATAAAAAGAAAAGATTATTCAAGGGTATTGAGAATTATTCAGATGTTTACAGATTCGTATTTGACATTGAGACTACAGGTCTTGAACCAGAAAAAAATAATATTATTCTTATTGGGGTTAAAGATAATCGTGGATTAAATGAAACAATCCCCGCATTTGGTCAAGACGGAGAAAAAAAATGTATTGAAAGATTCTTTCAATTAATAAGAGAAAGAAAACCCACAATTATAGGTGGATATAACTCGGCATTTTTCGATTGGCCCTTTATATTAAAACGTGCAGAAATATTGGGTGTTGATGTACAGGGTTTAACAGCAATCTTTACTCCTAAAGGTATTACGGAAAAAGAAGGTATGTTGAAATTAGCAAATGAAGTTGAACCGTATACACAACATGTTATTTGGGGATTTAATATCATTGATATTGCGCACGCAGTTAGAAGAGCACAGGCGATTAATAGTGAAATTAAATCGTGGGGTTTGAAATATATCACAAAATATTTGGAGAAAGAAAAATCAAATCGTGTGTATGTTGACGGTGCATATATTTCAAAAATATATCTTGATAATGAGAGTTATTATGTGAATCCAAAAACAGGTAACTATAAAAAAATAGGTGAACCAGGCACAGAGAATTTATTAGAAAAATATCCCGGCAAATTTGAAATATGGCCAGGTAGAAAAATTGTTGAACAATATCTTGATGATGACTTGTATGAAACTATGATTGTTGACGATTCTTTTTCACAATCAACTTTCTTACTTTCAAAACTTGTACCGACAACGTATGAAAGAATCGCAACAATGGGTACCGCAACGTTATGGAAAATAATCATGTTGGCTTGGTCCTATGAAAACAATTTGGCAATTCCAACTAAAGATGAGAAACGTGCAATCACAGGTGGATTATCAAGGTTATTAAATGTTGGTTATTCAAAGAATATTGTCAAGTTTGACTACGCGTCACTTTACCCATCTATTCAACTTGTTTATGATGTATTTCCTGAATGTGATGTGATGGGTGTTCAGAAATCAATGCTAAAATATTTCCGTAACATTCGTATCAAATACAAAAGACTTGCGGGTGAACTTGCTAAAACAAATCCTGTTGAGGCTGAGATGTACGACCGTAAACAATTACCAATTAAGATTTTCATCAATGCATACTTTGGTTCACTTTCCGCACCACAAGTATTTCCGTGGGGTGATATGAATATGGGTGAAACAATTACATGTACCGGTAGACAATGTCTCCGTATGATGATTATGTTTTTCATGAAGAAAGGATACAAACCACTTGTAATGGATACGGATGGTGTTAACTTTGAAACTCCTGATGACATTCAAAATACAATTTACATAGGTAAAGGTAATAATGAATTAGTGGAAGAAGGTAAGGAATATAAGGGTATTGAAGCAGATACCGCAGAATTCAATGATTTATTCATGAGAAACGAAATGGGTTTAGATATTGACTATATGGCACCCGCATGTATTAATGTTTCTCGTAAAAATTATATAATAAAACTAATAAAGAAAGGTAAGGAAAAAATTAAATTAACAGGTAACACTATAAAATCTAAAAAACTACAACAATATATTGTGGAATTTTTAGATGAGGGTTTGAAACATCTATTAAATGGTGATGGTGCCTCATTTGTTGAATTATATTATGAATATGTAACTAAGATATTCAATAAGGAAATACCATTATCTAAGATTGCAAATAAGGCAAGAGTAAAACAATCTGTTGATGAATATAGAAAACACATTAAAAAAGTAACTAAGGCAGGTTCTTTAATGTCACGTCAGGCACATATGGAACTTGTTATGTTAAATGATTATCCTGCAGGTTTAGGTGAAACAATTTATTATGTAAATAATGGTCTTAAAAAATCATCGGGGGACGTTCAGAAAATTTCAAAACCAACAAAAAAACAACAGGAAGAATTTTTACAGAAACATGGTCATCCCATGCCGTCAGATTACATTGAAATAAATTGTTATATGATTCCTGAAAAGGAAATTCAAAATAATCCTGAGATGACAGGGGAATATAATGTTGCGAGATATCTCTCCACATTTAACAAAAGAATAGAACCTTTATTGTGTGTTTTCAAACCTGAGATTAGAGAAGATATATTAATTGAAGATCCTAAAGACAGACAATATTTTACAAAATCACAATGTGAACTTGTAAACGGTTATCCTTTGAAAGAAGGTGGACAAGATAACTTTGATGAGGTTATGACTTTATCTGATAGTGAGGTACTTTTTTGGAACAGAGTGAATAGAGACCCTTTCTTTATGTATGTTGAAAATAGTTTGGAGTTAGTTGATCAATATTGGGTGGATCATAATAGGAAAGTAGTTTCACTACAGGCAAATAGTACTAAGAGTAATGAGGATGAAATAATTGAAACTAACGGAAATGACTTCGCGTATCACGCGGTGGAAAGTTAGATCACATTATATGGAGAAGGCATCGCTCTATACTTGAGAGCCTTGTTAAGATTTTCTGCTTCGTTTCCTTTTCTTTCAAGTATTTTTTCTGGACGAAGTCTTTCAAGTCTTGCCATTAATTCTTCAACTAATTTAGATCTTTCATCCTTAGCTTCGGTTAATAATGTACTGTAATCAAGTTTTACCGTACTATCAGGTACTTGTAAATCACCAGAGAATTTACCCCATATTCTTGCCAATCCTTCTTTAGAATATGCTATCAAATATTTTCTAACCCAATTTTGTGCTGGTTTATTTAAATCGTCCCAAGTTAATGGTTGGGTATCAACATCGGAAGGTAACTTTATAACATCTTTATTTTGATCTAAACAAGTGTCTCTATCAAAAGTATCATAGTACCAATACCAAACTCTATAATTGTTATTTTTAATTGAGCCGAAATCAAATCTACCACCGGGAACATTCATTAAATGCACTATTTTAGTTCCATCAGGTCCTGCGGTAATTCTATATGTTAAATCACCACCAATCATTCTGTTTTTTATGTTTCTGTCCTGCATCCTAAGTAACAAGTCAAATGCGGGAAGAAGAAAATACGAACCCGCAGATCCTGTTTGTGCAAAACCACCTACACCACCAAATCCGACACCTCCTAATCCACCAAATCCACCAAGAAATGGATCGACAATCGAGTCTGTTAATTCTGCTCTATTATACCATAATAATTCATTAAGTTCTCTTCCTGCTGGTATCGTATATGTCTGTACCCCCCTTTCTAAAGTTATATAATCCTTTTTTAATTCCCACGGTCCATTCGCTTGTAATCCGACTATTTTAGAATAAGAATACGTGTATTGTGTTTCATAATCCAAACTTCTTGTTGTGAACGCTCTCGTAAGTGATTGGGTATCAACATCTAATCCCGCCAATGCCGACCATTGAGACTCAATAAGCCAATCACTAACATATTGTTCATATTCGGATAATGATAACTCTAAAAAAGTATCCATTTGTTCCTCAGTTAATTCAATACCCCTTACTGGCATACCTAATAAATGGAAAACCTGTGTAAAAAGTTTATCTTTTTGTTCGGGTGTTATTATTGTTGTTGACATAATTTTTTGTTATATTCTAATAAATAGTTAATATTTGCATTATGGATATTCTAACATCAAACATAAGAAAGTACCGATATGACTATTTTAAGGGTCTTTTATCTGGTGATTTTAAAAAATTATATAAAGAAAGGTGTAATAAAGTTTTCGAAAAAAAAGGTAAGGAATTAGGAATTTGGGGATTTTGGAAAAAAAATAAAATGTGGGGTATTCTAAATTATCAAAAACAAATACCTGTTTCTTGGTGTTGGAGAAATACTCCAAATACACATCCTTATTGTTTTCACGATTTTTATTATTTGTTTTATGATAGTACCGGTATAGAATTAGATTTTAATGACAAGAATAAGTGGGGAAAAAACTTAGATATTCTTTTTAGTTTTATCGAAAAAAATTTTCAACTTTATTTTACAACCGATATTGATACAAAATATTTTTATCATTTTTGGTTTAGATGTAATCAATCGTGGACTTCAGGTCAAATTACAATAATTGCCCTGATGTATAAAATCCGTAAAATATTTGATGAATTCAAAATAATAGATATGGATTTTGCCTTAGAAAGAGGAGATCCAAATGATTTTAAAGGAATTGATGTTATTTTAACAATAGAAACTAAAGACATATATAAGAATAGAGAAAAAATTAAAATACAAGTAAAAGGTGGGAGAGTAATAAGTTATAATGAAGAGGGGTATTTGGTATCAGGTTCAGCTAATGATTTAAAAGCGGATGTTAATTATTGGTGCTATATTGACATAAAAGATAAAAAGACAGAAATTGTTTTATTTCAAAATATAAATCGATATATAGAACGTATTGGTTATAACATTTTATTTAAAAAAGAAATAATTCACCCAATAAAAATTGAAGAAAGTATTATGGTACCTGAAAAATTAGATGAGATTGCGAAATATTGTTATGATAAAAAAATATTAATTGAAATTGAACATTTACCACAAGGTGTAAATGAAGTTATATTACAAAAAGATCCCGAAAAAATCATTAATATAAAAATTGCCGATTTTAAAGATAAAAATCTTATAATTCTATTAACGAATAAATTCGATGAATTAAAGAAGTTCTTTAATTAAATCCTTACTAAAAGTTTCGGAATATTCACCATCACCCATAACTTGATCAATTATATTCTTTTTCTTTTGCAGAATATTATATATTATTTTTTCAATAGTATTTTCAAAAACAGGATAATATACAAGTACACTATTTTTTTGTCCGTATCTATATGCACGATCTTCCGCTTGACTATGATGTGCAGGAACAAATGACAAGTCATTCATAATCACAGTTTCGGCTGCAGTTAATGTTATCCCAACACCACCCGCAACAATATTTGATATGAATATTTTAATTTTATCTTCATTTTGAAACCTGTCTACAGATTCTTGTCTTCTTTCTTTAGTCATACGACCATCAAGGACCACAGATTGTTTTTTATATTTCTCGTGTAACATATCTAAAGTCATCGTAAAATTTGTAAACACAATTACTTTTTTACCCTGTTCTAAACATCTATCAATTATTTCACATGTATAAGGAATTTTTTCATATGAAATTAATTGTCTTACTTTCATTAAACGATTTAATGTTACACTAATAGTATCTGTTTCCTTATTTTCTTTACTGATTCTTGTAAATTCTTCGAGTTCTTCATCATACATTTTAGAATTTAGTTCAACAAATATTGGAGTTATAATTTTTTCAGGTAAATCAAGAATATCTGTTTTCATTCTACGAAGTACAATATTTTTAGTTCTTTCTCTTAACTCATCCAAATTACTTGCACCGCTTGTGTTCCAAACTTTTCTATTACCAACTCTAAATTGAAATCCCTTACAATATCTTTTAACATATGTTTGCCAATTAAGTGTTAAAGGTGAATCTACAATTTTAAGGAGATTAAAATAATTAATCGGTCTCGATGTCATTGGAGTACCTGTAAGTAACCATACTTTTGGTATTTGATCTAAAACATCATTTAGTAATCTTGTTCTATTTGCCGTAGTATTTGAAATATAGTGTGCCTCATCTACAATTGCCAAATCAAAACCTTCATTAACCAATAATTTATAATCATCACTATCTTCACTTTTATCTGTTGTGTGATAATTCTTTAATATATCATAATTTATTATATAAAAATCAAAAGTGGATCCCCATTTACGACCCTCTACAATTAATGTTCTTCTATCGGTATAATTTTCAATTTCTCTTTTCCAATTTATTTTTAATGATGCGGGACAGACAATTAATATTTTTTTTGCTCCACTTTCTAATGCACCGATAACAGCTGAAGTAGTTTTACCTAAACCCATATCATCCGCAAGAATAAATTTATCATTTGCTAATAATTTTTCAACTGCAGTTTTTTGATGATCCATGGGTGGTCTACTTCCATATTTAGAATAATCAATTACTCTATTTAATTTTTTTTCGGGTTGTACTACCGCCGCCTTCGGTAACCAAAATGCATTATTTTGTTCAGAATCTATAATCTTACCCCATATGTGATACGCTTTTTCACTTTCACATAATAATTTTTCACACCATATTTTTGTTGGGGGTACAGGTAGTAATTTGTCTTCTTGAATTTTTTCTCCAAAAGTTGAGACTATCTCAATATATTTTCTTGCAATTTTAGGAACACTATCTTTATACTTTAAAACATATTCAGCTTGTGGACGAGTAAGTTTAAAATTTTTTTGATCAATAAATTTTCTTTTCCAATCTAATAGTTGATTATTGGAACCATCGTAATTTGATAATAATTCTCTTGCCTCTATTTCAGGTATCATATATAAATTAAAATATAAATAATTAGAATCAAAGATTAAACTATTTATAAGGTATGGACAACAAACTACCAATAACACGTTTAAGTAAGTTTTTTTCTCAAGACGATTTTGACATTAATATTCAATTGGGTCAAGAATATCTTCATGGAGATTTAAACATGAAGGTTGTTTTGTATAGAATTGATAGAACAAGTACTGATACCGATTCGGTCTACGCTGAAGCGGGAAAAGATCAGAAAAAATTTTATCCTCCTATGGAAATCAATGCATTGGTTAAAATTGATGAACCAAAAAACTCATCATATAAAAATGGTTTGGTTAGATATAGTGAACCGGGTAATCTAACACTTTCAGTATATATAAGACATTTAGAGGAGTTAAAGGTTGATATAACATATGGTGATTATATTGGATATGCTGATTCAGAAAATAAATTAAGATTTTATACTGTAACAAATGATGGTAAAGTCACATCTGATAATAAACATAAAATGTTTGGTTATAAACCACATTACAGAACAATAACTTGTGTACCAACACAGGAAAACGAATTTAGAGGAGTTTAATCATGGGTATACCTAAAAGAAAAAATAATATTGATGTATACAGTAAAAGGGAACATCTAAGAGGTCAAGATATTGTTGACAGAAGACAAGAACTTTTAGATAGAATCACAAAATCCGATTCCTATTTACCCGACTCAATTCTTCATGATGATTTGGATGGAGGAATGTTAGATTTTGTCAAGAAGAACTTTAAAATCGTTACAGACGGTGAATCAATCCCAATTATTCCAAAAATATTAACAATTCAAAGATGGGGTGAATTTTCAAATAATTGGGAATTTTCAGATGAAGACGGTAATGTTAAAATACCGTTTATTGCAATTGTGAGAAAACCTGATGTTCAACCAGGTACCAATCCTGTTACACAAAGAACAATTCCTGATAGAAGTACTTTTTATTATGCGTCAGTACCTACTTGGAATGGAACACAAATGGGTGCAGATATATATAAAATCCCGCAACCTGTTGCAGTTGATTTGTCATTTGATGTTACAATTGTTTGTAATAAGTTTAGAGATTTAAATAGATTTAATAAAATAGTTTTACAGAAATTTTCTTCAAGACAAGCATACACATCAATTAAAGGTCATTACATACCTATTGTTTTAGATAAAATAGAAGATAACACACCAATGGATACAATAGATGGTCGTAGATTTTACATCCAAAATTACACCTTTATTATGTTGGGTATTTTAATAGATTCTGAAGAATTTGAGGTAAAGCCGGCTATAAGTAGATTCTTTTTATTAAATGAATTTTTAAAAGGTGGTAATGTAGGTAAAAAAATAGTTAAGAGAGGATTATTTGAAACTAAAACCGCAACATTTGTGGCCGATGGAATGCAAACACAATTCAGTGTTGGTGAGACAATTGGAATTTTATTTAATGTAACAATAAATGGTATAATACAAGAAAGAGATACAGATTACTTTCATATTTCAAAAACATCTAAAATAACTTTTGATAACCCACCCCCTGATGGATCTTCAATTGTCATATCGTATTATGTAGGAAGTAAGGAAACTCTTGTTGATGAATATGGTAAAATATTTAACGTTTCTACAGAATATTTTACATTTACAGGAAATAGAGAAATAAACGTTACGAATTACGTTAGTGACGTAATTTCTTTGGATATAAACGGTTTATTAGAAGAAGAAGGATCAGGATTTGAAGTTTTAGGTGGAACAAAAATATCATTATTATTTAGTCCAGCGTTAAATTCAAGAATTGGTATAACGTACCTACACTAATCATTCTCCATACAAATCCTTCTTTTTAGGTTTACAGTTATCTTCTATCAATTTTTCTAAAATCTTATGGATTTTTAACCCCAATTTATCACAATATTGTTTCAATAGTTCGTGATGTTTTTCACTTATTTTAACGTTTTTATAAACTGTTTTATTTGACATAGATAATTAAATATATTTTTAGATAAATAAATATCTAAAATGAAAAAATCCCTGAAATCTTTGATAAAAACAAAGATATTTATTAGAAAACTAATAAAATATTTTAACCAAACATTAATCAATGGCAAATTCTAACAAAGTATTCGTTTCTCCAGGTGTTTATACCTCTGAGAAAGACTTAACATTCGTAGCACAAAGTGTTGGTGTAACAACTTTAGGTATGGCAGGTGAAACTTTAAAGGGTCCCGCTTTCGAACCTATACTAATTACAAATTTTGATGAATTCAGAACATACTTCGGTTCCACTTCACCAGTGAAAGATGGGGCGGGTAATCCAAAATATGAATTACCATATTTTGCAAAATCTTATTTACAAGAATCAAATCAATTATTTGTAACAAGAATTCTTGGTTTAACAGGTTACAAACCATATAACACTTTTGGTATTGTTACACTTGGAGGTGTTAATCTTGGTTCATTAAGTGGTACAACATTAAATCTTGTAATGTCAGGTGACACTTTGGCGAACATGACCGGAAGTACAATATATGCTGAATTATCAGGTAAAACTGCTTTTGACGGTACTTCAATAACTAATTACATTTTATCAAACTTTAGTGGTTTTACAACTGCCGATGATGGTAAATGGTTTGTAATGGGTGAAATACCATCTTCAGGACTTACAAGTTTAAGTTCAGTGAAAGAAGTAAACTCTCCTTTAACAAATAAAAATAATTCTAATAATAATAATGAAAAAGAATGGTATAACACATTCTACACAGAAACTACACCGGGTGATGATAGTACAATAGACGGTGTATATTCCTATAAATTTGTATATTCAAGTGGTAATTCAAGATTTGATGTTACAAGATACAAATACAACGCAAGTTTGAATACAGATTATGATGATGTTGTAGTTGGTGCACTTAGATCAAGAGGTAGATATAGTGGACAAACTCTTATACATGAAGTTACTGGTTCTACTAAAGTTTCAATAAGTGGATCAACAATATTAAGAAATCCATTATCTGATTTTGTTTTACAAGTAACAGGATACACAGGTGGAGCAAAAGAATTTACATGTAATTTTGATCATACTTCCACAAAATTCATATCTAAGGTTTTAGGTACTGAGGTTTTCGATAAAGAATATGCGGACTTTCCTTTATATATTCATGAAAATTACAGTAAATTTTTGAAGGCAGCATATGATAGAGGTATAATTAGAGGTATTGATACTTCATTAGTTTATAATTCAGATGGTAATGATTTCTTAGGTGAATGGGACACACCATCATCACCAATGGTTGTTTCCGAAGTTCGTGGTGGTAAAGTTTCAGATCTTTTCCAAATCATGACCATATCTGATGGTGATACCGCTAATTTCCAATATAAAATAATGATTCAAAATGTTAATTTAGAAACAGGAGAATTTGATTTATTGGTACGTGATTTTAATGATACAGATGATAATATAGTTGTATTAGAAAAATATTCAAGATGTTCAATGAATCCTGAGTTACCGGGTTATATTGGTAGAAAAATTGGTACGGCTGATGGTGAATATGAATTACGTTCAAAGTTAATTATGGTTTCTCTTGCCGATGAACATCCAACGGACGCAATTCCTTGTGGATTTAAAGGATTCGGAGCAAATTCAGATTTCGCGTCATCAACTATTGGTACTGTAATGTATAAAACAGAATACTATGACGCTGGTGATATTATTCTATATGATGCTGACGGTACACCTGTAGTTGAAAGTGGTGATAAAGTAAGAAAAGTAAGTTTAGGTCTATCATCACAAACAGGATTCGATTCTGACTTATTTAAGTACAAAGGAGCAAGTGGTGATAATGAAACTTATGGTTTCCACTTATCAATAAACGCTTCGGGTATCACGGGTAACACACCTTCTGGTTATATGTTTAAAACAACCCCATATGATCTCGAAGGTCAAACGGGTACCAATAATAAATTAACTTCACTTTCATTCCGTAAGTTCACTTTTGGTGTGTTTGGTGGTAACGACGGTTGGGATATCTACAGAAATGTTAGAACAAATACCGATGGTTATATATTCGGAAAAACAACTTATATAAGTGGAAATACTGTTAATAGTGGTGTTTTTAGTACAAGTGTAGGAAATTCAGACTATTACGCATATTTGAAGGGTATTGAAACATTTTCAAATCCAGAAGCGGTTGATATAAATGTATTTACCACACCTGGTATTGATTTTTATAATCATAGTTCATTAATTAATCAGGCAATAGATATGGTAGAAACTGATAGAGCAGATTCTTTATACATAATGAACGCACCTGGACCTGTATATACAACTGATGCTGAGGAAGTTGCAGGATTTCTTGATGGAATCGCAGTGGATTCTAACTACTCCGCAACCTATTGGCCTTGGATCCAAGTAAGAGATACAGATAATTCAACTCAACTTTATATTCCACCAACAGGTGAAGTTTTAAAGAACATTGCGTTAACCGATAATGTTTCTTATCCATGGTTCGCGGTGGCGGGTTATTCAAGAGGTCTTGTAAATGCAATCAAAGCAAATAAGAAATTAACACTTGATGAGAGAGATGAATTATATAAAAACAGAATTAACCCAATTGCAACCTTCTCTGATACAGGTACAATTATTTGGGGTAACAAAACCCTTCAAGTAAGAGAATCTGCTTTGGATAGAATTAACGTAAGAAGATTATTATTAAGAGCAAGAAAGTTAATATCTGCAGTTGCGATTAGACTATTGTTTGAACAAAATGACGAACAAGTTAGAAATGAATTCCTTAGATTGGTAAATCCAATTTTAGAATCAATAAAGAAAGAAAGAGGTTTAACCGAATTCCGTGTTACCGTATCTAATGATCCAGAGGATATAGATGCAAATACTTTAAGAGGTAAGATTTATATCAAACCAACACGTTCACTTGAATTTATTGACTTAGAATTCATTATAACACCAACCGGTGCTTCGTTTGAGAATATCTAATTGGTAAATAAATAAAAAAGGAAAAGGGGTGTGAAAACATCCCTTTTTTTTTGTTCCACATGGAACCATATTTTATAAAAATAATACTTTTATATTTTACCCAGAATGCTGGAACCAGATATTCTGGTATTTATTATTAATAAAAAGAAAAATAATTAATTTACTGGTGCTATATACTGGATATGTTAAAAACTACGAAATTTTTTTGATAAAAACAATAGTTAACTAAAAATAAATTATTTTAATTTGAGATATATTTATAATAAACAAAATAAACCAAAAAAAGTAATACTAATACAACATGGCCGATTTATTAATGAAAATGCCGACACCCTATGAACCAAAAAGGGTAAACCGATTTATCTTAAGATTTCACTCTTCATTAGGTATAAATGAGTGGTATGTAACATCCGCTTCAAGACCAAGTGCAAAAATTAATTCAGTAGCAATACCGTTTTTAAATACCTCAACTTATGTTGCCGGTAGATTTGAATGGAATGAAATAAAAGTAAAATTTAGAGACCCAATAGGACCTTCAGCATCACAGGCTTTAATGGAATGGTTTCGTTTACATGCGGAATCGGTAACAGGTCGTATGGGTTATGCTGCTGGCTATAAAAAAGATATTGATCTCGAGATGCTTGATCCAACAGGAGTAGTGGTAGAAAAATGGTTGTTACAACAGTGTTTCATCACCGACCTAAACTTTGGTGAACTTGATTATTCAAGAGACGACTTAGCAAACATTGATTGTTCATTAAGAATGGATAGATGTATACTTATTTACTAACATAACACTAAACAAAATACAGAAACCGGTTTTATACCGGTTTTTTTATTTGTAAAACTTTACTTTAAAATAGTTATAGTTTAAATTAACACTATGGAAGAATTAAGAATAGACCCAGCAATTGCATATGATGTAATTGAATTACCAAGTAAAGGTATTCATTATACTAATGGAAAAAAATCAATCAGAGTAGCATATCTAACCGCATCTGATGAAAATATATTAGCGTCTCCAACTTTAATGTCGACAAATTCAATTGTAAGTGAGTTACTAAAGAGAAAAATTTTAGATAGGGATATTAATATTGAAGAAATAGTTGAGGAAGATAAACAAGCGATTTTAATATTTTTAAGAAATACCGCATTTGGTTCAGAATATAAGTTTACATTAACTGATCCTAAAACAGAAAAAGAATTTGAAACTACGATAGATTTATCAGAAATTAAAATAAAAGATTTTAATCTAACAACAGATGTTAATGGAGAATATTCGTATTTTTTACAAAAAAGTAATGTCGAGATAACTTTTAAATTTTTAACACAAAAACAAGAAGACGAGATTAATAAAATAAGAGATAGTTGGAATGGAATAGGTGTTGCTCCTATTGTTACCAAACAACTTGAATTCATGATAAAATCAATAGGTGGAGTAAGAGATCCTTTACAAATACGAAATTTTATCGAAACAAAAATGCCCATTAAAGATTCTCAAGATTTTAAAAAGTTTGTAAAAGAAAATAAACCAAGTTTAGATTTAACTAAAAGTGTAATTACCCCATCAGGAGATACAATCCAAGTAAATATTGGATTTGGGGTAGAATTTTTTCGCCCTTTCTACGGATTATAGAAAAGGTTTATTAAATGAGATTTTATTCTTAATAAAAAAGGGTTTTTCATATTCTGACATAATTTCAATGCCTGTATATGTAAGAAGATATTATATAAACTATATAATTGAATTAGAAAGTTAATTTAGTCGTATTTATTACATATGGCAGATTTATATGATTTAGCGAAAGCTAATAAAGTTACGGAATTTGAAAAAGAATGGGCAAGTTTACAATCACCTCCTGTAGCTTGGCCATTTACGAATTCAACTGATAGATCAAATTGTAGTGCTTCATTTAATTATTATAAAAGTTTATCAGGAGGAGGGGGAGGAGCACCTCCACCCGCATCAAATAAAACACTTAGTATACCAAATATAATTGAAGCCAGATCTGGACAATCTAAAATCGCGGATATTTCTCCAGGTGATTCTATCGATGCTCTTAAATTAATGGATGCAAGACTCTCTGCGGCGGAAAAAAATAAAATGATTCAAGGTGAAATGTTGAATCAATTAAAAAGAGAGTCTGATTTACATACAAATATTTCAGAAAAAATTGGTTTATCTGGTGATTTATTGGAAATATATGTTGATAGAATTGCTGAATCACAAATCAACGCATTAAGATTTGGGTACAATATGGAACAGGTTTCAGGTATGATTACAAGCATGTCTGACGCGAATGGTAAATTTAATTTATTATCAGAAAAAACATTAAACAGAACATATGAAACCGGTAGGGCGTTTATTGGAAGTTTGAGAGAATTAGGTGTTGCAATGACAGAATTTGAAAAAGTTGGTATTGGGGCTAAAAACGCCATGGACGCAATAGATAAATCAGGAAGATCTTCTATGTCTTTAGGTTTGAATGCGAAGAAAACAACAGAAATGTTGAGAAACGACATAGGTAAATTAAATGAATTTGGATTTAGTGGTGGTGTGGATGGTTTGAGTAGAATGGTACAAAAATCTTTAGAATTTAGAATGAACATGAGTGAAGTTTTTAAATTCGCAGATAAAGTAATGGATCCTGATAAAGCAATAGAGTTGACCGCAAATATGCAAATGTTAGGTGGTGCTGTTGGAGATTTAAATGATCCACTTAAATTAATGTATATGGCAACAAATAATGTTGAGGGTTTACAAGATGCATTAATTGGTGCGGCCGGTGAATTGGCGGTATTTAACGAGGAACAAGGTAGATTTGAAATTACCGGTTTGAATCTTAGAAGAGCAAAAGAAATGGCGAACCAACTTGGTATAAGTTATCAAGAATTAACAAAAAGTGCTATTGCTTCTCAAGAAAGACTTGTTGCAACAAATGATTTACTTAGTAAAGGATTTGATATATCTGACGCAGATAGAGAATTTATAGTGAATATGTCACAAATGAAGGATGGTAAAATGACCATAACTGTACCAGATGATGTTGCAAAAAAATTAGGAACAAGTACTGAGGTTGCAATAGAAAGTCTTACAGAAGAACAGGTTAAAACACTTACAAGTCTAAAAGAGGATTTAAGGACTAAAAGTGTTGAAGAAATTGCAAGAGGTCAATTTGATTCAGTAAAAAACATTGAAAACGATTTAAAATCTTTAACACAAAGATCAATAAGGGATTTTGGAAAAAAAACGATAGGTAAGGGTGGTACAGTTGATGTTGGTAAGTCATTAGACAATGTATTTGGTGATTCTTTAGAAATTCTCGGTAAAAGACAAACGGCAGGAGATGCGGGTATTTTTAAAACTTTATTAGAACCAATCACGAATACTATTGAGACAGCGTTGACTGATTTGGATATAAAAGGTAAGTTTGAAGATATGTTTAAATCTCTTGGAGATCAATTAAAGGCCATGTCAAAATCAGGTGATATGACAAAATACAATGAACAAGAATCCGAAAGAAGATTGAGAAATGAGGATAACAAACCTATCGCATTTAATTTTAAACATGATTTTAATCTTGTTCCACGTTTTGATGTTCCATTTAATTTAGAATATAAAGGTTCGAAAGAAGAATACGTTTAAATGTTTATTAGTTTTTTTATTTTATCTATTTATAGTATAAAAAGGACTAATGCCAAGTTACACAAGTTTTGAATATACTAAAAGTTTAAGAGACGATCTTCTCAGAAGGACGTTAGATCCCGTATATGGTAATTATGTATCTCCTAAGAGGTTTACAAGAGACAACTATCAAGTACAAACACAAAATGACTATTCCAATATAGATTTACCACCAGTAGATTCAAATAGATCAACAGAATTATCTAAACCCAAGTCTTTAAATACTTTTAAACCTACAGAATATAATATATTTGAAAATTTATCAAATTTACAAAGACGAGCTAACTTACAGTTATATCCTTATTTTACAAAAACAAATGATGGATTAATAGGCATACTTACCACCAAATCATATGATAACGAATCTGAATTATTTAAATTTGCTGCTCGTCACATAAAATCAGAAAAAACAGGTCCACTATTATCAAGAATTGAACAGAATTTATACACCTCTACAGTTGCTAAAGTAAGAATTGCGGATGCATTACAAGGTAATACCACAACATTAGTCAACATATTAAAAGGTAAAGAACCTTTAATTGAAGGTAATAATAAAATAACGGTGGCAAAAAGTCTACCGGGTAAAGCTATAGATTTTGCACAGACTGTTGCGGGACTTCAATTACCATTTACAGAAATACCGGGTGATTATTTATCTAATCCAAGAAATCCTGTTAATGTTAGACCAACACAAACAACTTTAGCAACAAAAGTGTGGCAAGATGTCACTGGTGTTTTAGGTAGTATTGTGGGTATTGATAGAAGACCACTACCAAGTAGAAAACCATCAGATTTGATGATAGAATATATGGGAAGTGCATCAAAAAATAGACTTTTTGATTTATTGGCGTACTCAAAGTATGCACCAAATTATACAACTCTTGCAAGATCACAACAGTCAACTAAAATATTTGATATACCAAATGCATTTGCACAAGGAATTAAAACATTGTTAGGTACGGAGGCACCAAATGGTTTAGCATATATTGGAGATGATAGAGGGAACGATGTTAAAAATGCAACAACAGATTTATTTAGTGGAAGAAAAATTAAAAGTAATTACTATCAAACAATTTTATTTGATCCTGAATTATCTAAATTAACAAGACAAACATCTCTTTCTGAAAAGGGATCGATACCTGGAAATCTAACTTGGATAGGAAAAAAATCAGAAAACAAACTTAATTTATATAGTAATTCAACTAACGAGGAACAAACAAAATTAAATGAATCTTTATCTAAAATATTCAAGTTTAGAACTGATAGTATTTTAGAAACAACACAACAAATTTTAGAAACACAACCAAAAGGTGGTGAAGGTAAATCACATATTGCCAATGTAATTGACCAAACAAGTAGATTTTTTAAGGAAGGAGATATAATGATATCTAAAGGGTCTGCGGTAAAATATGTTGCAAATGGTAAAGATATAGGAGTTGAATATGCGAGAGTATGGACTAAAGATAGACCGTATTATAAAATGGCAGATACTATGCCGTTCTATAAAGAAACAGAATCAAAATGGAGGAAGAGTAATGTGGTTTCCACCTTATGATTTAAAAGTTAGTGAACAAAACAATGCCACTTGGGATAAGAACGTTTTCTTAGGAAGACCGGAACCAATTTATACATATCAGGGTACAGAAAGAAACGGACAACTTTCGTTTAAAATTATTGTTGACCACCCGAGTATATTAAATTTATTAATCCGTGAACATTTTAAAAATATGACGGATGAACAGGCGGATGATTATATTAATGCATATTTTTCTGGTGCTAAAGATATTGATTTTTATAGTTTAATAAGAACATATACAACATTAGATTCATCTGATATACAATTAGTTCAAAGATATCTTGCGTCGGCAAACAAAGAAGAAAATTTAAAAAAGGCACAACAACTAAAACAACAACAAGTAAAAGATGACCCGTCAAGTGTTGAAAATCCTGAAGGTAAAGATGAAACAATAAAAAAAGATTTTGTTTTAAATTTCATTAAAAATGTTCCATTAGGAAGTGATGAAAAATATAATGGTGATTATGGTGAAGTACCTGGTAAATTTAGTGTGATAGAAAACTCATATATTGATGAGTTAACAGACGATTTGACACAATTAATTGCAGGAGATAAACCTGAAGATACTCAAGATATGTT